ATGGATGAAGCATTGGAATATGTAAGAGAGTTATGCGAGGAATTAGGTTGGGATTATGAAATTGTGAAGGATGATTTTCTTATCTATATTGAACAAACCGGAGCAGAAAATTACAAGTCTGCGGCCGTTGAATACATCGAAGAAACATTACATCAAGGAGAGGAATTTTAAAATGACATTTAAGAACTGGCTTCAACGATTGGTAAAAGAAAAAGGTTTGCAAAATGAGGTGTTCACGGTTGGATGGCAAGGTCAATTCCATGTGGTGGAAATGGATTACTTGATTGAGTTCCTAAGTGGATTGGATAGAGATAACCGTGATCGTGTGAAAGACACGCTGGTGTGGATTGATTATAAGAACGGTGACATAGGGCATTTCCTCAATCATTGTGCTGAGGGTTATATCAAATTTGTATATGCTGCAGCCTTGTAGAGCTCGGTGTTAATGTTAATGGTAGTGTTAATTTTAGTGTTAATATTACCATTAACTAATTGCGGTAAACACTGTACATAGGTAGGTAACGTGTTAGGATGATGATATACCAAATAACACATATCACTTGGAGGAATGGAAAATGAAAAAAATGTCTCAGCAAGAAATCAGAGAAGCCGTAGCAGAAATGATTCAAATGTTTTGGGCAATGAGAGCAAATGGTGAGATTATCTCAAAAGAAATGGAAATGGAGTATAAAGCGCTTCTTAACAAAGTAAAGTCGATATAACATTAACATTAATATTAACATTAATAATAGTATTAGGTTTCCCGGGCTGACTACCTGGAAGGCTCACACATCATATGGAGGATGATTATAAATGACTAACTCAACAATTTACGAAATGGTTACGAACCAAATTATTGAGCAGCTTGAAAAGGGCGTAATTCCGTGGAAAAAATCATGGGTAAGCGGTGGAGCAGTGAATTGGAAAACGCAAAAAGGATATAGAGGTATCAATGTGATGCTGCTGCCTCCAGGAGAATACGCTACGTTCAAACAGATTGCAGAGGCCGGGGGCAAAGTGAAAAAAGGAGCGAAGTCCAGTATCGTTGTTTTCTGGAAGTGGCTCGAAAAAGAGGAAAACGGAAAAATCGAGAAGGTTCCGTTACTCCGGTATTATAGAGTGTTCGATATTAATAGCCAGGTGGAAGGTCTGAATAGCAAACGTCAGGCACAGACATTCGAGCATGATCCAATCGAAAAGGCTGAGGAGATTATAAAGGGCTATGTAAATTCTCCGACTGTTGGATTTAGTTCGGGTGGTGCTTATTATCAGCCGAGCATGGACCATGTGAACATGCCACCGATGAAGGATTTCTTTTCGGCAGAGGAATTTTATACAACGTTTTTCCACGAACTCGCACATTCAACTGGCCACAAAAGCCGTTTGGATAGAGACGGAATCACTGGAACACATCGCTTTGGGTCTGAGGATTATTCCAAAGAGGAACTCGTGGCTGAGTTTACAGCCTCCATGTTAGCCGGGGTTTGCGGAATTGAGCAAAAGACATTAGAGAATGCTGCGGCTTACATTCAGTCCTGGTTGCGTGTGTTGAAAGATGATAAAACGCTATTGGTGAAAGCTGGGAGCCAAGCTCAAAAGGCTGCTGATTACATCCTGGGCGTTAAATGGGAGGCTGCTGAATAATGAGAGAGCCGAATGAAGGTTGTTATAGGTATTGTCCGAGTTGCGGAAAAAGGTATTGGTGCAGTGACGGTTATCCGTTCTGCGCTGATGCTTGTGAGGATGAATACGAGAGAGGGGAAGCTCCAGGATACGATGAAGAATATTATGATGAAACACACTATTAGAATAGCCGAATGGCTGTTCTATTTTTTTTTGAGTATTCTAACAAATGATTCGGAAAAATGTTGTCAAGGTCAACAAAATTAAGATACAATTAGAGGACGCTATTGGAGATGTAGGGGGTCTTTGGAAAATGAAATTGGTCAATATTGCCGAAAGATTTAAAGACAAAAAAGAGATAATCCATCAAATAGCCCAGATTGCTCCTGAGATACTATTGTCTAAAAATATAGGGGAAATGGTCGAGAAGCTAGGTAATATAGGGGCGGTTACACTGGAGGAAAAAACTTATTGCGAAATGAGGCTCCAGGCAAAGAAAATTTGTTTAATGGTCGAATTAATTTTTAAGAGACACGGCATTGAAGGGTTTTCCGGTTTGAATTTCGTAGATAGAGAGAATGAGTACAAACTTGGGAAATTGGTTGTGGTGTCGCATCCACATTTACCACACGAATTTGTTGATCATTTCGATGGGAAGGAAATACTACCGTTCGGTGGTTCCTGCGCTCGGTCAATGGTACTGAATAGAGTTGTAGAGGTACAAAATATAGAAAACTCTCTTTTATTCAGTGACGAGCAAGTTCGCATGATGAAGAAGTTTGGGTTTTACTCGAACATATCGTTTCCTATTCATTATGATAATGGGGAATTGATAGGGTCACTGTTTTTCATTCATGGTACGAAGAAGGAAATTTGTGAGGAATCGAAAGCGGAGATCCGGGAACTGATTGTGAACTTGGAACATATTTTGACGTTGCTGCAAGAAGGATGGTCCAATAAAGAGATTATTTGTTTCAAAGGAATTATGACAACAGACTTTATAATGGCGTATGTGGAGCCAATTTGTGAGGATATGATTGGATACGGCCCACAAGATATGTTTTATACAAAGTCATTGGAATTTTTCATACATCCGGACGATAAGGAAAGAGTATATAAAAACTTACAACCTTTACATGATGGGAAATCTGCGAGAACCTTGTTCCGATGCATAACAAGAAAGGGAACATATGTCACGTTAGAAATGCTCTGTGTACCGGTAAAAGAGCTCGGTGGAGATATCCGGTATATTGAAAATTACGTTATGCTCAATACAGATTCATGCAAGGGTTTTGATAATTTGCTCCAAGAAAAAATGGCTCACTAAAATAGTGGGCCTTTTTTTATTCATCGTTTGATGGTTTTGAATCATCTAATTTGGGTAATCTTTCACGGAGTACAATGGTAAATAAGTCTCTCAATGGTTTTAAGTCCTCATGTGTTAAGGGGATTCCATTCCAATTTAAGTCGTGAATGGTTCTAAGGTATTCTTCTATGTTGTGTGTTGGTTCTTTAGGGTCCGGGTTATCGGTTAAACCAATCAAATAATCTGTGGATGTATTGAGACATGCTGCTACTCTAGAGAGCGTTTCGATAGGAGGAAATCGTTCCTGGGTTTCATACCCGGCATAGGTAGATCGTGCGATTCCAACCTGTTCTGCTATATCTTGCATGGTGTAGTCTCGTGACAAACGGAGAGCCTTTAAACGCTTCCCGAACTGCCGAGCTCGTTCTTTGTTCTGAATTTCTTCTGTCATAGTTTTCCCCACCTGGTTACGAGTTTTGAATGCCCCAATTTGTTGAAAGCTGCAAACCAAAAGAAAATTTCACGCACCGTACCGTAATAAAAAAAATATACCCTTTGGTCCATAAAGTCAAACAAATAAACGGTATCATTAGTAATATTGTCCTATAAATGTTGAAGAACTCAAAATGATATATTCATTTTATGTTAGATACTATCATTTGTCTATATAGAGACAAATTAAAATTTGATTAAAAACTCAACATTTTTATGCGTTTTTTCGCAAAAAAAAGGCTTTATTCTCTGTACAACGTTGAGTTACTCAACTATAATAAAGGTATACTAAATGTTGATAATATCAACAAAAGAGGGGGATAACTTGAAAAGACACTGGATGGTTAGCCATCGGAAAGAAGAAGGGTTAACACAGGATGAATTAGCGAAGTTACTCGGAATATCAAGGAGTTACTACACGCAGATTGAAAATGGTACCCACAATCCAAGTGGGGCGTTGGCGTTGAAAATGTCAAACTTTTTCGATGTCGAAATGAGTAAATTTTTTTATGTCGAATGTTGCGATACTCAAACATTAAAGGAGGTGAAATGATTGCTCATTTCCAATTCAGAATGGAGAAAGTTATCGCAAATTCAGAAACTAGAAAAAATCATGGAAGCATACAAGTCAAACGGAAAGAGGTGGCAAAATCTTGAGAGAAATTGAAAACCCGATGGTCATAGATCGTTTATGGCATAACACGGTAAGCGATGATTATTTCGCTGATGTACTGGATTTAGATGAAAATGTTAACTGCTGCATTTGTGGTGAGGAGAATTACAAAGAGGAGGCAAACGAGAGTGAAATTTGGGAAGATACTTATTTATGCGACAGTGGGCATTGTCACAACATACATTATCAAGGCTGGTCGGAAAGCGTTGAACTCGGGCGGTACTACAAAATAGAAAAGAGCATTCACCGGGCAAGTGAACACTCTTTCATGGGCAAACAAATATAAGTTCAGACAAATTTTATCATATTTAGCCGTAATCTGACAATACGGCACCAGGAGGAAAAATGAATATTTCGATTGAAACGCTAGAAATGAAAAATTTCAAGGGGCATAAATCGTTAACGATTAACTTGGGCGAAGTTAATCAAATTTCCGGTAAGAATGGCCAAGGTAAATCCTCCATTGGTGAAGCAATTACCTGGAGCCTATACGGAACCGATACGATGGGGAACTCATTGGACCCAACTCCATTATATGAGCATGACGGAGAGGTTAGAACCTCTCTGGTGCTCCGAGTAGACGATAAAAAGGCTCGGCTAACGAGAGCCATTGAAAACGGAAAAAACGCATTTTATATAAATGAAGTACCCAAAAAGGCAACGGAATATAAGGAATTGATTGATAGCTTGTTTACTAGGGAATTATTCCTATCTATTTTCAATCCGAGTTTTTTCCCGAGCCAACATTGGAAAGAGCAAAGGAATCAATTGCTGAAATATATTCAGGAACCGTTGAACAAAGAAGTATTGGCGAATCTGCCGAATGTTCATAGTGATGCGATTGCTGAGGCATTGAAGAAACATAGTTTAGAAGAATTGGACAAGTTGCACCGTGACCGATTTAAGAAACGAGATAAGGAATTGGAGAGAGCCTCCGAGCGTGTTCTCACTCTGAAAGAGCAGTTTGAAAAATCCACAGTCGATGGGTTGGATTTAAAAGACATTCATACTCGATGGGTGAAAGTGGACGAGGAAATCAAAATGGCTCAGAAAAAGAACCAAGGGATTGCTACCATTGATAAAAAATTGATGGAGTTAGATATTCGTGAGCGTGTTTTGAAAGAGCAAATTATGAAGCGAAAGAACACAGTGGAAGGGCTGCAGCAGGAACCGGTCCAGGAGAATTGCTTGGAATGTGGTCAGCCGTTGGATGCTCACTCGAAGGATGAAATTGAGAATAAGAGATTGCAACGGTTAAATGCGGTGAAACAAGAAGGTCGGGAACTTGTAAACGAGTTGAACGAAATCAAAAAGGCAAAGAGTGAAATTGAATATCCTGGGGATCCGATTGATGTTGCGGAATTGATTGAGGAAGCGAATAAGTACCGAATCATCTTAATGGACAGCAAACGGATTAAGGAGCTGGGTGGAGAGATACAAGAGTCAGAGGCGCAACGAGAAAAGATACGAGCGGACATGAACCAATCGCTTGTGATAATTGAGGCTATTAAGGCATTTTCAGAGAAAAAAGCCAATATGGTCGTTGAGAAAGTGAATAGTCTGTTTGGTACGTTGAGCGTGAAACTGTTCGAGCAACAGAAAAATGGAGAGTTGAAACAGACATTTGAGTTAGAAATGGATGGAAAGCCTTATACCAAACTATCAACTGCGGAGAAGGTAAAAGCTGGAATTGAATTGATTTACGTTATCCAGGAACAGTCGGGCATCATTTCTACTACTTTCATAGATAATGCGGAGAGCGTTTTGAATCTGAAATATGCTCCTGGTCAAACGATTATCAGCACCGTAAAAAATAATAAGTTAAAAATCGAGGGGGCTAACTAACATGACAGAAGTAGCAGCAGAGAAGAAAAAAGCCGATGTAAAGGCGATTTATAACGAAAAATTTGTAGGGAATTTTACAAGAAAAGAATTGGACACACTCCGAGCGACTATTGCTCGGGGTACCACCGATGAAGAATTTGGGTTGTATGTTCAAACGTGTGTGAATACCGGATTAAATCCTTTCTTGAACCATATTCATTGTATGGTGTACGAGGGCAAGAATGGGCGGCAAATGAGCATTCAAATTTCTTCCGAAGGGGTTTTATACCTGGCGAGGAAAACGAAGGGATACAAGGGCGTGGATGCTCAGATGGTCCATGAGAATGACGAGTTTATGATTGATTTGGCGAAGAAGAAAATCATTAAGCATGAAATTGGTTTTCCGAGAGGCCGGATCATTGGAGCGTATGCAATTGCTAGACATACAGAATTTGAGGATAAGATTTTATTAATGGATGTTCAAGAGGTCGAGCATATGAAGAAAGGCAAGAACGCTCATATGTGGAATACCTGGTTTGCAGATATGTTTAAAAAGCACATTCTGAAACGTGTGGCAAAAGAGCAGTATGGCATTGATTTGACCGAGGATGAAGTCCAGGCAGCTCCGATGGACAGATTGGATGTTACTCCGGAAGCCAATGTTATCGAGATTGACGAGGGTCATGTTGTAAAAGAGGACGAGCAATTGACACTCATTTGGAATGAAATTTATAACAACGTTGACCGTGATGTAATCGAAAAATGTATGTTTACCTACTTTGAGGGCAGACAGGAGAAGGATTTGCTGCTCAAAGATGTGGTTGCCTTGAAGAAGTTTTGTCAGCTAGAAACAACACAAAAGAATAAGCAAAAAAGAAAAACTGAATTTGTGGAGGAACCGGAATTTATAAAAAAGCCGGAGCAACCAAAAGCAGAGGAAGATGAATTTAGTTTGTTCTTTGATTAATCAAATAGGGAGGCTCCGAAAAGAGCCTCCTTTTATTCTATCGAGGGGAGAGGAAAATGATGATTATCATGCTATGCCCATACTGTAAAGCCCCGACAAGTGTGCCTGATGAAATAGAAAAACAAGTCGAAGAACTGAGAAGCTACCAATGTTGGGATTGCAAAAAGAAAGTGCGAATTAATCCTGATTTTAAGTATTTCGTGAAAGCTACAAAACCGTTCTCGGATGAGAGATAGTGAGTTTATTAATTTATTATGTTTCGTGTTTTGGATGATTGTATTCAGTTTGATAATGGCTGCATTAACCAAATAATCCTTGAGGAGTGAGTGCATGAGTGACGGAAAAGTGACTACCTGGTACATGACACCGGAGGAGCTAGAGGCATACAAAAAGAAACATCCTATCAGTAAACCGATAAGCGAGTTAAATAAAGCCAAGAGGTGGAAGCGGCTTAGCAAGGAAATGTACAACAAGTACAGACGAGAAGGATTTACGGACCTACAAATTTGTACCCGGATTAACGGCATGACATTGGATATATTAGAGAAATCCAAAAAGAGATGGGGCGTGGAATAATGAGTGGAGCATCCTTTGAAGAACTTATCAAAAATTCATGCGAGTTTTATAAGTATAGTGGGGTAGCGTTGATTCATAAAATACCGACACCGTGGAGTGTGTCCTACGATAAAAAATATCATCGAGTGATTCGTGCCCATCCAGAGGAAAAGAGCTCGGTTGACTTTGAAGGAATTTGGCATGGGAGATCCGTAGCGTTTGAGGCGAAATCGACCAGGGAACGGAAGCGGTTTGACTTAAAAAATATTAAGCAGCATCAAATCGATTACTTGCAGCAGCACCAAGAACAGGGCGGCTTATCCTTTTTCCTAATCGAATTTGCGAAGATAGGAGAGGTGTATCTTGTGTGGTTTGACCAGGTAAACGAATGGTGGGAAGGAATGAAAGAGGGCGGCAGGAAGTCCATTCCGTACACCTGGATAGAGATTAATTGTGATGTGGTGGTTCCAGGCAGAACATACCTGGATTTCATTCGGGTGCTAGAGAAGGAGAAGGGAAATGGAGCCGTTTCTTAATCTATGCTTGAAACTGCCTTTCGGGATACTGTTTATGTTTCTCCATATGAGAATCATGGGGCTGAAAGAATTGTCTCAGTCCAATGCGCTGGATTTTGGATTTGCCGTTTTAGTGGCGAATATCTCCTGGGATTTGTCTGTGACTCCGGATTATCAAATATGGCATATGATTGTGGTCAATATCATCCTGGGAATTATCTATTTTTTGCTAGATTGGGTGACTGCTAATAATCGGAAATGGGAGAAAAGGATTTTAGGAGAACCACAGATCGTTGTGAAAAATGGTGTGATTAATCGAGAGTTGCTTGAAAAAGAACGATTGTCCGAGGCTGAATTAAGGGCCAGATTGCGATGCTCAGGCGTTTTTGATATTAGATTAGTGGAAATTGCTTACTTAGAGGTGAGCGGTCAAATATCCGTACTGAAAAGGGGCGAAAATAATGTGTTCGACAAAGGAGCAGAAGCGCAGAATCGAGAAAATTGAAAATCACTTACGGAAATATCACCACTATAAAATCGGCATTAATAATTTGAAAATGCAATTGGATAGTCTCATGCCTAAAATGACGGCATCTTATGAATTGCGAGAGGGAAGCTCCGGTAGTTTTATCATCAATTCGGAAACGGAACAGTTTGCCATCGACAGGATAGAGAGCAAACGAGCGTTAGATCTGCATGAACTGATTGAGCGGTATCAATTGATTATTAATTGTGTGGATGCAGCATTAGAAGGATTGGACGATGAAGAATTGGAATATGTGGAATGTCGCTATTTGAGCGGCTACTCTGTTCAGAAAACGGCACTCAGAATGGGGTATGGAGAGAGTAATGTATTTAAGATTCGGACGAGAGTAATGGAAAAGTTGCAGCATAGTTTACATGGTTTAATCCATCTGTGAAGTTTTTGGGTAGAATTAGTAGAGTATTCTGACAAATTTTCCTGTTAATATGATAGACAAGTAATCTTTTACCTGGTGTACCGTGTCAAATGCCCCTTTGATATGTATACATCGGTCGTGTAGAGATACACGGCCATCTTGCGAAAGTGTTGTAGTGGTAGCATATCCTGGTTCCACCGGGATGGCGGTGGTTTGATTCCATCCTTTCGCTCCAGAACATTGACAACTGAATATGGTACTGCCTCTTGAATAAACTGTTTAAATGGCTCAGTTTATTCATCACACTTTTTACGAACGATCGCTGATTACTTTGTGCATGGACTTAATACCCCCCATCCAGATAGGTTCCAATAGGAGCCTATTTTTTTTGCATAAAAAAAAGACCAACCCGGACATGGAGGGTCCAGGCATACAAGATGGTGACTAGCCATCCGGGGTCTGTTACCTATTTTACCATATTTTCGGGTGCTTGTATGAGGGGCTACGAGCAAATTAAATCTGTTAAGTAATACCATTACCCACCTAACTTTGAGTATGAGGTCACTAAAAATGGATGATTTTCTAACCATGCTGCTACGTTTAGTCATAGCGACCGTATTAAGCGGTCTCGTTGGTTTTGAAAGGGAAAAGAAGAAACGTGAAGCCGGACTTAGAACGCATGTCCTGGTGGGGATAGGTTCGTGTTCCATGATGCTTTTTTCTATTTATGGGATACCCGAAACCATCCAAAACGATAACTACAAAATGGACCCGGCTCGAATACCGGCTTATGTGATTTCGGGCATTGGATTTATGGGTGCGCTATTGAAAGGATTAACAACGGCTGCGAGTTTATGGGTAGTTACGGCGATTGGCTTAATTGTTGGCGTGGGAATGATTTTATTCTCGATTGCGGTAACGGTTATCACGCTTTTGAGTTTATGGCTGCTGAAAAAACTAGCAAATAAAATTGAGAGTTGATGTGATGGAAATTTATCATGTTTGTACGCACCGAACGGCAAGCCGAAATCCATTAAAGGGAAAGGCCGAGATAAGAACATCATCCGTGCGATTGAAAACATGAAGAAGGAGCTGGAGTATGTGGACAATACTGTACTTGGTCAGCATCATAGCGGCTAATGTGATTACAGCCAAATTTGCGCCAATTGTTTTAGGAGATATGATTGTTCCATGCGGATCCTTTCTCATTGGAGCGACTTTCGTATTCCGGGATTTTACTCAGAATCAAATTGGTAAATCGAACACATATAAAGTGATTGCCTTGGCATTATTCCTAAGCGGAGTTACATCCTACTTTTTGGGTGATGGCTTATATATTGCGTTCGCTTCATTGATAGCATTTTTATTAAGTGAAACATCTGATACCGAAATGTATTCCCGGCTGAAAATGAAAATGGAATACAAGGTTTTATATAGCGGCATCGTTGGCGGTGCATTGGATTCGGTGGTTTTCGTGGTTGTCGGTCTCAGTCCGATTGGTTTAAATGTCCTGTCCTGGAATCAGGTCATACTAGCGATTATTGGACAAATGGTGGTAAAGACCGTCATGCAGTTTATCGCTTTATTGGTGATTAAAGCCGTTCAAGGTAGAGCTCGGAGGACATATTAATATTAATATTAGCATTAACATTAATGGTAAAATTTATACTAAAATTAATGCTATTATTTTCGGTAAACACTGTACTTAGGTAGGTAAAATGGTATGATATATATATCAACAAGTTATCAAAATATTCAGAAAACGAACTGACTATTCGGTTTCTGTGAACTAACACATGGAGGGTGTATTAATTATGAGAACTGCAAAAGAGAAATATCCAACTGCAAGGTATGTGAAGTTTGAAAGAATCGTAAGAGAAAAATCAGAAGGTGGTTATTATCATATTCCGGAGGCTATCAGAAGCCCACAAGATGCTTATGATACGATTATTGAGTTAACCGATGCTGAAAGAGAAACACAAGAAATTTTCGGAGTTGTCTCATTGAATACCAAAAATAAAGTGCTAGGTTGCGAGGTTATTCATAAAGGATCCGTGAACGCTAGCATTGTTCATCCAAGAGACGTTTATAAATTGGCCTTGTTAAAAGGAGCAACGTCCATCATGGTCTTTCATAATCATCCATCAGGGAATCCTGCTCCATCAAGAGAGGATATAGATGTAACGAAACGATTGGTTGAGTGTGGGAAGCTCCTGGGCATTGAATTAATTGACCACATCATTGTTGGTGACGATGGCGATTATGTAAGCCTACGAGACAAAGGATATATAGGGTAAGCTGGCAGGAACCTACCATGTACATAGGTAGGTAACATGTTAGGATTAATATATAAGTTAATATTAAAGTTAATACTAAAATTAATGTAAGGGGCAAATGACAATGAAAAAAATCTACACTTCTTATTATGCAAACATAAAAAAATTACCGGCTGACATGGTTCCGATTGGAATCTCAGTCGGTAAGAACAAATTCTTTCAAGGGCAATACGATTTAAGATTGGCTCCAACGTGGGCGATGATGAAAATGGACAGAGAAGGATACGACAAAGCGTTTGCTGAGAAACTTTCAAAATTAGATGCGAAAGAAATTTACGATTCACTTCCAAATAATGCGGTGCTTTTATGCTATGAAAAATTCAATGATTGGTGCCACAGACGAGCGGTTGCCGAATGGTTGGAGGCAGAGCTTGGAATCGAGGTAACAGAGTGGGGCTTAGAGCGTGAAGAATGTTTTCCATATGCTGAATGCTGCGAAAAGAATAAAGGCGTAAAGAGAGAGTTAGTAAAGGAGGCTGAGGGCGAATATATGCCCGAGGCCGTGAGAAAGAGACTTGAAAGCTACAAAAAAGAGCGTGAAGTGACTTTATTCGACTTTGAATTTGGAGAGGAAATGTAATGAAAAAGAAAACGGAGATCGCCATTGAGAAATATGAGGCAGGACATATAAAAGAGGCTTTACGATTAGCCTCTGAGTTCCGTCTTGGCATAACTGAGGAAGAAAGAAAACAAATGAAATTAGGTTATGAGTGCATGGTACACGATGATTTTTATAAGCAGATGGGAAAACATCCGATGGCAGAAATATCAAAAGCGGTACATGTATTCCTGTTTAAAATTTATTTGCCATACAAGGAGAGGACTGCATGAGGAAATATGTTTTTCTCGCACCTGGTCAAAAGGTGTATATATCGGAAGCTCCGACCCAACTAGAGGCTTTATTGAAATTAGAGAGGCATTTGAAAAAAGACGATTTGCTTATCATCGCAACTTACTTAGTAACGGAGGAGATTACATCATGATGTACAGAGTGTTATTTGATTTTGGAGATATAGAGGTAACGGTTTTCCATAGATCCGAGGAAAAAGAGAACGAGAAGATTGTAGATGGAGCCATACAACAAGTAATTGATAGAAATTTCGGGTTTCCGGGTGAACCTTCCATTAAGTCGGTTGAAGCGTGTCCAGAATGGGATGAAGATTAATGAAAACAGTAACGGAATGGTGTCCAAATTGTACAAACGAAGTGGAATTGGTTGCGGTCTTTGCTATCCAGGAATGTCCGGAGTGCAAGGAAACGATTTTCCCGTGTTCGATGTGTGAAGATATAAATTGCAGAAATTGTCCATTAGCGAGGAGAGAAAGAAACATGAAAACATCAGTGGTGCATTCATATATTGATAATTTGATAGATAATACCGATGGAAAATTTGATAAATTGGGCAGTTGTTGGTTTATCGTTCCCACTGATTGGCTTGAAAAACTTGTGAAAAAAGAAGGTTGGAATGATTTAGAGGACTTTTACGACAATTATACTTATGACCACTCAGACGGTTATATGGAGTTGGCAATAGAGGAAGGTATTCTGCTAGGTTGCGGTGCCGGAGTAATGAACGAACAAAACTAACAACAAGACTAAACATAAAAAGGGGCATATTAAAATGGCATATGTAAAATTGAAAACTCAAACAGGCGTGGTAAAAGAATTGAAATTAGGATTTTCATGGACAACTTTTTGGTTCGGAGGTTGGGTTAGCATTTTCAGAGGCGAATGGTCAGAGGTAGCAAAATGGGTTTTCTTGAATCCGATCACTCTCGGTTTTTGGGGATTGGCTCAGTGTTGGAATGCGAATAAGAAAACCATCATTTCACACCTGGAAAAAGGCTATGAACCATCGACCGATTTAGATAGAGCGTTATTACAGAATAAAAATATCATAGGATAACAGAGGAGGAGGCACTAGCCTTCTTTTTTTGTGAGGTGTTTTAATGGCAAAAAATGGATTCGTTATAGGAAAATGTTTATTTTGCCGTGATTCGATTTATGAGAATGAGATATGGATTTTAAACAATAAAGACCAATTGGCTCATTTGTCATGCGAAAGCAAAGCATCCGAAAAGGACAAGAAAATAGCAGATTTGGAAACGGAGCTGAAAGCGGCTCATTACCGAATAAGAGTTTTAGAGAGGGGGTTGAAAAAATGTTTGTCGGAAGTATCAACCAAGACCTGAGAGCGTTGGTATCAGAAGTCACGAGGAGCTGGGAGACCGATGAAATTTATATTGGCTGCTCCGGTAATTTTACCATTGAGCGAATTTTAAAAGACCGTGGACTAGATCTATACGGAAACGATGTCAGTATTTACACATGCACCATAGGGAATTATCTAGCCGGGCTGAAAGAAGAAATGACGGTACAGGCTGAGGCTTACAAATGGTTGGAGCCATACATGGAACCTGGACCCAACCGAATTGCTACGCTGCTGCTCTGTACGAGCATGTTGGACGGATACCATCGGAACGAGCCTTTTTTCCAAAGGAGGAGAAAAGCCTACAAGGACCAATGGGAGAGATTACACGCTGAGACCGTGGAAAAGGTAAAGAAGGGCATTGATAATCTGAAAATGGCAGGATTCTGGCCCGGTGATTGTGTGGAATGGGCGCAAATGGCTCCAAACGATGCAGGATTTATAAGTTTTCCTCCAACATACACAGGGGGATATGAAAAGCTATATTCTGCTTTGATGGAAGTATTTGCTTGGCAGGAACCCGAATATGCCATGTTCGATAAAGAACGATTAGCCGTGATGGTGGATGCGGTGAAAGAGAAACGTTTTTGGATGATGGCGAGGGATGAACCCATTCCAGGTTTAGAAGGGTATGAGGTCGGTAAAATTCAAACCTCATTACGTTCTAAGCCTTTGACTGTATATGCGAATAAGGCTCCTAAGCGGATAACGATGCCCCGGCAGAATACGGAATTATTGAAAGTGCCGAGGTTTACGGAAAAAGATGTGATCCGTGAAGATAGTCGGTTGAGCGTGACGAAAATATCCCAGGCACAAATGAATACGCTGCGGAGTTTATATCTGAATCCGGGAATTGCTCCGGCATCAGCAGGGCTTAATCTAGGGGTGCTCATTGATGGAAAGCTGATAGGGGCAATAGGACTATCCAAATCAAATTACGGCACGAATGAGGCTTATCTCATGAGCGATTTCGTTATCCGTCCGGTGAAGTATAAGCGACTAAGCAAATTAATACTGGCTACCGTTATTTCCAAAGAGGTGAAACTGCTCATTGAACAGGCATTTAATCAGAGAATGAGGCATGTGAGCACCACGGCATTTACAGAGAAGCCGGTAAGCATGAAATACCGTGGAATCTTTCACCTAGAGAGCAGAAAAAAAGACCCACCACGCTTGAATTATGGCAGCGATACTGGAAGGTGGACTTTAGAGGAGGCGATGAACTGGTGGAAACAGAAGCACATGAAGGAAATCGTATAAACGAAATCAATAATGCGTTACCTGGTGGATTTAAAATAGCGATTGTCAAAGCAGAGGAGCTCGAATTTCTCGAAAAAAACGCTCGGTTTATGAGGAATGAGACCTTTCAGAACCTGGTAAACAACATTAAACGTGATGGAGCACTGTCACAATTGCCGTTCTGTTATCTCCAGGAGAATGGGAAATACAAGGTACTGAGTGGGAATCATCGTTCCAAAGCGGCTATTGCTGCCGGGTTAGAGGAAATTCCGGTCATGTACACGGATACCCCACTGACAAAGGACGAGCAAATTTCCATACAACTGTCTCACAATTCGATAAGTGGAGAAGATGATCCGTTCATTCTCCTGGAATTGTACAACGAGATTGAGGATTTGGATATGAAGTATTATGCCGGGTTGGATGATAAGCAACTCGAACAATTAGAAAGCGTGACCGTGGAAGGTTTAACAGAGGCTCAATTGGATTACCTCATGTTGACCTTTTTATTTTTGCCGGATGAAGCGGAGGAAATGGTGCGAGTTATTGAAAAGGCGAAATCCTTCATTTCCAGTGATGCCGTGGCTGTTCGGATGAAAGAGTATGACCGATTGCTCGATGCCCAAGCAAAAACGCAAAGCGCCTATAACATTCATAACGGAGCAACTTCCTTAATGCTCATTATGGATATATTTGAACGCCATCAAGAAGATTTAAAAGAGGGTTGGCTAGGTGAAAATGGAGAGCCATTGCATAAAGGATGGGCACCACTCAGTTCGATATTTGGAACCGATAACGTTCCGGTAGAGAGTGCTGCCATTATTCAATCAGCCGTTCAGAAAATGATGAATGAGGGCGATATTGATGTAAAGAACAAATGGCAATTCATTGAATACCTGGCTGCCGATTATTTGAGCACATGAAAAAAGCCCCTTATGAAAGACGAGAAGGGGAAAGTGTAAAGGCGTTTGAGGCGTTCAAAGTGTATAGAGATATGGGCATGGATAGGAGTTTAGCCAAAGTTGGGGAAAAATTGGGCAAATCCACGACTTTGATGGAGCGTTGGAGTTCTAAATATGAATGGGTAGAACGGTCACAAGCCTATGACGATGATATTGATAGGAAAGCCATTATTGAGAACGAGAAAAAGCGTAAGGAAATGGTCAAAAGACATGCCCAGGCGGCTACGATGTTCCAATCAAAAGTGGTGGAACGGCTAAATGGGTTGGACCCAAAAGAATTGTCTCCATCGGAATTAATTCGATGGTTTGATATTTCCGTGAAGATTGAGCGACTAAGCCGTGGTGAGAGCACGGATATATCGGAGGTGACACATAACGGAGAGGTGAAGGAGAAGCATGAGTACAACATCTTCCAACGTGTTGATAGATATGCAGACGTTTACGAGAAAATCGCAAACCAAAGAATATCTAGCAGCTTTGATGAAGGAGACAGTGATTGAGAATCAGTATATTCCCCATGATCCAACACCAAAGCAAGCGGAATTTTTGCTGCTGCCTAATAAGGAATCGCTATATGGAGGAGCGGCCGGAGGAGGAAAATCGGATGCCCTACTCATGGCTGCTTTGCAATATGTGGATGTTCCGGGCTATGCGGCTATTATTTTCCGTAGAACCTACAAGGATTTAGCATTACCAGGAGCCTTGATGGACCGTGCTCATGGGTGGTTGGACGAAACCGATGCTCATTGGTCGGAAAACGCTAAGACATGGACGTTCCCGAGTGGAGCGACACTGACATTTGCGTACCTGGCGACTGAAAACGATAAGTACAACTATCAAGGGGCTGAATTTCAATTCATCGGTTTTGATGAATTAACGCAATTCGAGGAATCTCAATATCGTTATCTGTTCTCACGTTTAAGGAGATTAAAAGGTTCCAGAGTTCCCCTCAGAGCTCGGGTAGCAAGCAATCCAGGTGGTAGAGGCCATGAATGGGTGAAACAAAGGTATCTAATCGAAGGACCGGACAAGGGAAGGATATTCGTTCCGGCAAAACTCGAAGATAATCCCTACCTGGATACTGAGGAATATGAATTGAGTTTACTAGAATTGGACCCGGTGACAAGGGCGCAATTACGCTCAGGGGATTGGGATGTACTGCCGGACGGAAATAAATTCAAACGGCATTGGTTTAAGATTGTTGACGAATACCCTAAAGATGCCCGGTTGGTGCGTTATTGGGATTTGGCTGCTACTGAACCGAAGCAAGGTCGTGACCCTGACTGGACTGCCGGGTGTCTCATGGCTGAGAAGGACGGTCAGTATTGGATTATTGATGTAAGGAGAGACAGGCTTTCACCGAAGGGTGTAGAGCAAATGGTTTACAATACTGCCACCATGGATGGGCGAGAGGTTCCGATTTATATGGAGCAAGAGCCTGGTTCATCGGGTGTGAATACAATAGATTACTATGCTCGTTATATCCTAGTGGGCTATGCCTTTTATGGACATAACACAACCGGTAGCAAGGAGATCCGTTTGAATCCAGTTTCAGCTGCTGCTGAGAGGGGCAATATTCACCTGGTTAGGGGAACTTGGATTAATGAATTTTTAGATGAGTTATGTAGCTTTCCTGAAGGAAGCCATGACGATATGTGTGATGCTTGTTCCGGTGCATTTACAAAACTTGTTGAGGGTAGAGAGCGTAAATTCGCGGTTAATCCTCATGTAATTGGAGTAAAACGTGAAGGACCTAGATATTAATAAGATTTCACATTAAGACCATATCCATTTTTAGTAATATAAGGTAATATATAAGTAGTTTATACTATTGATATAAAGGAGAATATTACTATGTCAGACAAAAAAATGCCAGCGGTTGGTTCTTTAACAATTCAAAAACGTGATGGTGAAACAACAGTATCAGTTGACCCAAGTCCTAAAGGAGCAGTAGCAGGTGTGGCTGCGGGAGCAACTGTTGGGGCAGTTTTAGGTCCTGTTGGAGCAGCGGCAGGTGCAGTAATAGGAGGAACAATAGGAGCAATATTCGGGAAAAAGTAATAACCTTTAATTGATTAGTCTTATTAAAGTAACGCATGTTAGCCTAATACCCATATTTGAGGACCTTAGGGGGTCCTTTTTCTTTTGGAAAATGAAATTGCAGTCATGGATGGCTAACGGAGAGGTTAACTTAAGAAGGGATTTATAAAAGTAATCAAAATAAAATAGAGATAAGAATAATGGGTCCTATAACATAGAGTGACAAAAGGATAAAGAGGCCATATTATATGGCCCTGCATACTTGTTATGTAGTTTGCTGTGGTTCTGTTTTTTTCTTTTCTCTTGCATTGTTTACAACTGACATCAAAAAATCCCACAAAAGTCTCATTAACTCTTCTTCGTTGTTTTTCCAAAATATCTTAATAAAATTAAAAATCATTTTTAGTGCTGATACCACATTTGCTAACATTATTTTTCCCACCACTTTTCGCTAAGCATTTTAGAAGCTAATTTTTTCATCATTTTAGTCTTACCATTGATTGCTATATCTTTTAGTAGTTCAATAGCAACCTCCTTGTCTGATAGCTTTTCATTTTTATCAATTACATTAGTTGCTACCTTTGATAACTTTGCTGCATCGACCTGAAAGTCTTTATGCAGTTGTGTTTTAAGCTGATTCGTATCACTAATAGTTACAATATTGCTACTCTTAGCTGTTGATAATGCTAAATCAGTTACTTTATTCTTAAAATCTTGTTCAAGTTCTTTAATAACTGTATCTGACTGTGTGTTGTAAGACATAAAAAATTCCTCCAATAATAGTTAAGTTGGAGTAGGGAAAATCCCACTCATGAATGCTTAAAACAATTTCTTAACGATTGCTGTTCGAATCTTATCATCCACTTCCAGTAAACTTCTTTTTCCGTCTTTAAATTCAACTGCTATAATATGTGTGCCTTTAGATTTAGCAGAAAGACCAGCCAACCAACCGACTGGACCTAATATAACACCACCTACAAAAGCACGACCAACGGCACTGGCGGCACTTTTCCGTTTCGTTTCATCTAATATTTCATATGTTTCTACATTGTTTTTTGTAAGTTCAATCCCCTTAACAAAACCGGTAGTGATCTGAGTAACTCCAAATGAGGTGTGAACAGGAAAACCTTCATAATCGCCTGCAATAACTTTGTTTTTTGCCATAATAATAGACCTCCAAAAATAGTAATTATAGTAAAATTATACTATATAAACATATAAAGGAGTGATATAGTTCTTACTTTCTTAAATAGTATAAGTTCTAAAATTGAATGTGAAAAATGTACTTAAACTAAATGAAGTGCGTTAGTTTAAGTACGATATTCTAGGACCTAATGGGGGTCCTTTTTCTTTTGGACAAATACCAACAAAATTTAGAAGAGCTTAATTAAGGAGGTGATGAATATTTGAAAACCTGGTATATGATGCGAAATAAAACAGGGAAGGAGATTAGAACTGATAGCAAAAGGAAAGCAAAGATGATGAGTTTTCTAGGTTGGAAGATTGTAAACATATATTCTACTGAACTTGTAAAAAAACCAAGGGAGCTGAAAATGTAATGAAAAATGAAAACCTCTTTTTGAGCATTGTTGTAGCGATTATTTCAATCGTCATTATTTGGTGGGCATTAAAGGCAGCTTTGTTTATCGGCTGGGCGATTGGTGGCGGTATCGGTGTTCTAATAGCGATTTTATTCCTATTCGGATTATTGGACTTAGGGTGGTTGTTTGGGCTACTAGCGTTTATTATCCTTTTCAACTTTATATTTGATTTATTCTAATGAACCTTACTGAGATTTTTAGAATAATAGAACGTTCGGCAGGAGGTGAAAAATTGGCTTTTTGGGATAGATTTATGAAAAAAACGAACGAGGAGATCCGAGCCGTGGTGGCTACCACTGTTCAAAAGCAATTGAGAGCATTACCGAGGGAAAAGCAAACGAAAACCAAGTGGGAATCTCAGTGGAATTGGTATGAGGGTGTTATCCATAGGCGTGATTATAAAAATTCGCATGTGATGGAAAACCTCCGTGTTATTCGAGACTTGAATCCCGATGCGAGTATGGCAATTTGGAACATGCTGCGGCTAGCGAATACCGGTCATGAGGTGGAGGCATTAACACCAAACGGAAAGCCTGAGAAGAAGTCCACTGATTTGCTAAATTCATATGCTGACCGGGTAGGTAAACTTTACGGAGGTGGACTAGATCAGTTAATAAACGTGCTCTTGTTAACAGCATTTACCCAGGGAGCGATTGCCTTAGAAGTGGAATTGGCCGAGGATTTGTCCGATATAGTTGACTTTCACGCAGTGGACCCGAGCACCCTTGATTTTAGAAGGAACAAGGAAACCAATGAAATTGAATTGGTTCAGAAACAGGAGGATGGGAATTACAAGGTACTGAATCAAGAGACGGTATTTTATTATCCTATCGACCCGGATATTTCGGACCCTCACGGAAGGAGCCCGATACTACCAATCTTGCAAATTATTTTCTTCCAGGTTCAAGTGCTGAAAGATTTGCAGAAGGTTATCCATCACCAGGGTTATGACCGATTTGATATTAAGGTGGTTGAGGAGGCAATTATCGAAAATCTACCTGACCATATCAAAAGAGGAAGCCCCGAAGATATACGGCAATACGTGACAAGTTACATTGGAGATATTCAACGGCAGATGGAGGAGTTGCAGCCGGACGATGATTTTTACCATACGAGTTCGGTTGAAATTTCTGCCGTGGGTGTGAATAAGAACGTCTCATTATCAGCATCCGGTGTAATTGACATTATTAATCAGCAAATTGTTACGGCATTGAAGCAATTACCCATTTTGCTCGGTAGGAATGAGGGTACTACGGAGACACACGGCACGGTACAATGGCAAATTTACGTTGCCGGGATACAAAGTATACAACGAGGTATCAAACGCCTCCTGGAACGAGCCTATAACGTGGCTCTGCAAATTAATGGGAGACAACGAACGGCACGGATTACTTTCAATGAACTCCGTACTACTGACCGTCAGAGTGATGCTCAGGCTGAAAAAATCGAAACAGAAACAAAAATTCTCCAAATGCAACAAGGGTGGATTGATAATAACGAAGCGGCTAATGACATAGTGGGACATGATGCAGTTGCTGAGCCTCAACAGGCACAAGCCCAAACGCAAGATCCCCTGGCAGCATTTCGCCCAGCAACCAATAGTCGTGTGATGTTCCCAAAGAAGAGAGCCGATGATCCCGAGGACGATGTGGACCCGGACGAGTTTATTGTCAGTACAGGGGATCCGTGGGCTGAGGATTTAGGGAAAATGGCCGTGCGGTCTGCCTCAGCATTTGAGAAATTCCTGAAAAGACAATGTGAGGTCTATCTCGACAGGTTAAAAGATGCCGATGAAATGCCAACACGGATGCTTTATAACTGCATGAGAGCAACCGGAGACAATCCTACACCGGAATTTAGAGAATGGGTGGAGACCAACATTCTTCATGATTCGGAGGAGCAAAAAGGCTTGTGGGATGATTTGAACCGTGATTGGTTATTGCAAGCGGCTATCCTTTCGGGGGAGGCGACTTTACAAGAATTTGAAGCTACAATTGATTTTGATGCCAGGGATGAAAGGCTGCTGCGTTGGTTAGCCGACCGAGCAAGAAGGGAAGCGGAATTAATCCAGGGCGTAACCGATGAAGAAGTCATTATGAACTTGTGGGATATTGTCTACGAAGGACAACTCACAATGGATAAAGCGGCTAAACGATTAGAAGAAGTCTATGCTTTTTCCGAATCCCGAGCGTTGACCATAGCGAGGACGGAAATCATTTCAGCCGGAAGAAGCGGACAGTATTTCGGTGACATGCAATCCGGCATGGTTATCGGAAAGAAATGGATGGCAGCACAACAAGACCGTACTCGTGATGGGCACCGACAAGCCGATGGTCAGGTGGTAAAGTTTGATGAACCTTTCCTGGTAGCGAACGGAAGCGGTGAATCTGAACAATTATTGTTCCCTGGCGACACGAGTTTAGGAGCAACTGCCTCCAACGTGATTATGTGCCGTTGTTGGTATAAGAGGATTTTGGATGGAGAGGAAATGAAATGAGACCAATAAACGACCCTGGAAAGCACCTCCGAAAACAGTACGAGCAAAAACTGAGAAAACTCTTGGAGAAAAATTCCGTGGATTTGATAAAAATCTGTGTGCGAGTGCTCCGAGAGGATTTTGGTTTTACTCCGGAACAATGCAGCCGTTTTGTTCATGTGATGGAGGAAAAATTAAAAAAGGAGTGATCTGCATGTTTTTCGGTTATGGAATCATCGGATTTATCGTGCTCCTCATGTTGTTATGGTTCCTATTTGGTGGTTTCTAATGATTAGAGAAAAACCATATTACGAAGTGATGTTTAAGAACAATGATTCTACTGCCTGGGGATTTACTTGTGGTTATTGTGGAAAAGCCATTGATAGCCGGACAGATATTTCGTATTGGAAGCTCCGAAAGTTTGAATTTGTGAATGATGCTTTCAATTTAGCCTGTTCTGAAAAATGTGCGAAGTCTTTGTTAAAGGAGCAACTATGGGATGATTTACATTAACTATAATACTAGTTTTGACATTAACATTAGAATTAATACCAACATTAATGTTAAAATTGAGAGGAGGTGAGTACATGAGTGGGATTATTGTTCCGATTCGTGTTTATGCTGAGCCGATTGTTGAGGAGGACCAATGGACTGCGGTGCTAGAAAAAATCAACAGGCACACGCTTGAACCATTGAAGAAAGAGGATGTTTTTACGTTCTCGGGTGTTTGCTCCAATGACAGGCTTGATTCGTATATGACGAAAATGGACCCTGTGACAACACTGAAAAATTATTATGAGGATTTAATCCGGGGCGTTCCTTTGATGGATGGGCACGACATTCGTAAGTCGCCGTATGGGCGTTCTTTCGATGCCGAATACCAAACATCTACCGAGACCGGAAGTGATACCAATGCGGTCCGGGGGCACTGGTACATTATCCCTGGGATAACCGTGAATGGGGTACCGACTAATGACGAGATCCGTTCCATTCGTGGAGGGATTAAAAAAGATATGTCCGTAGGATTTACGGATGAAAGGTATCGTTGTTCTAGCTGCGGAAAAGACTTGTTCGATTGGGAATGTCCTCATATGCCAGGATTGGAAGATGAAAACGGCAGAATGACATTTGCATGGGTTGTAGATGCACGACTCAGAGAAGTCAGCACCGTTTACACTGGTGCAACGCCAGGAGCCTATATTGATAAGGCGAGAGCCTATTTTTCACAAGGTCAAATATCACAACAGAATATTATTAAGCTAGAGCGACAGTACCAAATTCGATTGGATGATGGGAAACGCTCTATTTTTATGCCCAAAAAGGAGGGAAATGAATTGAATTTATTAGAGCAAATTCGAGCTGCTTTGAAAGACAACACCGTGGAAAAGGCACGGATTTATGAAGTGTTGCAATCAGAAGGTGAGACTTTTAGACAACCCGAGGATATTGCTATCCGTAATGAGCTTGGAGACTTGGCTAAACCGGAAGCTATTCGTCAATTGAAAAAAGAGGCTGAAATGGGTCGTCAATACGTGAGTGATTTGATTGATAAAGCGGTTCAAGCACGAGTTAAAGTACAAGGCACAGAATTTGATTCTGAAAAATACAAGCAAATGCTTATTCGTGTTAACGATGTGGAGTTTTTGAAAGAAGAACTAGAAAGCTACGAAAAATTAGCAGTGGAAAAATTTGTTCCAGGTCGTCAAACGAAACCGGAAGATTTAGACCCATATGCTGATAGTAATTCCGATTCTGAACGTTCTGTTACACCACAAGATGAAAATATTTTTGATTAATAAGGAGTGATTAGTATGCCAAGAGTAGGTGGCGTTGTACCTGATAGCTATGGGCTATCGTTAACTGTTACTGTTCCAACAGCAAGTGAGGCGAATCCTGTTGAGGCTGACGAGTTGTTAACATTTGCAACCACTGGACCATATCAAGCCCAAAAGGCTACGGCAGGTTCCACAATTATATTGAAGGCCAAGCATCCGGTAAGAGATGGATTAACTCCGTTGGGTGTACACGTTTACGGATTTAGCCGTGTTGACCGATTTGGATATAGCGGAGCTGCTCCGGCTATTGGTGCATCAATCGAAAGTGCAGGAGATGGTACCGTTAGAACGGCTGCAACCGGAAACGGTTCCTTTGTTCTTTATGTAGATGCTACCCGAAATTATGTTGAAGTCGCTATGCCATAACAAATAAGACAAAAGGAAGGTGACAAATAATGCCCAAAGCATTAAAGGTATTAAATCGAAAAAAGCAACAAATCGAACTCGATATGGGAGCAAAAATGCGTGGCTTCATGACGGAGAAATTTGGTCAAGAAGCCAACAATAAAAATTCCTCTACGGCTTTCAAACGCTATTTAGTAGAGAATGATGTTGGAATTCGTGAAATCGTGAAGGCTCTAGGGTTTAACCGGGTAGGAGAAATCAATGTCCGTCAATTGCTAGACAATGATGGAACGGCTCCATTATTTAATGCCATCGTAGAAGATGGCTTACGAATGGGATTTGAACGTCAATCCAACTGGCAGCAATTAGTGACTCTTACTATTTCGAGTGACCAATTCAACCAGCAATGGTATTACCTAGATGATACCGATTTAGAAGATGAAACCGAATTAAGAGATATTGGTCAAGGTGCTCCGATTCCGGTTGGAACAATTCGCTTAGGTGATAATTCCATCAAGATGCACAAAAGAGGCCGTGGTATTGAGTGGACCGATGAAGCCAAACGAGCCAATATCGACATGATTTCCTTATGGCTGCAACGCTTAGGGCGTAACCTAGGTAGAAGCTATGAGGATGTTGCTGTGACTCGATTGCTAAATGGATACTTTCCGGATGGAAGCGATGCTCCTCCAACACTTGGGGTAACAACTGCCGGAACATTATCCCTAACTGATATGTTCTATGCCTCTGCTTACATGGAGGATGAATACGGATTTACTCCGAATGTGGCCATTATGAACCTGGCAACTGCCACAGCATGGGCGGAGACTAGGGAAAATGGTTTTCTACTATTCCAAAACAATCTTTTAAATGGAACTTTCCCGAATGTTATTAATGCCACGCCATTTATTTCTCGCCAAGTACCAAATAACAGAATCATTTTGGTTGATACCAACTCGGCTCTTGTACGATATCAGGGCAAAGCTTTTGGTGTTGAATCTGAGCGTAATGTTAAGACCCAGGTTGAGGGATCGTATGGTACGGAGATTAGTGAATTTGTTCCATTCGAGACAAACGCTCGTCTTGTTATCACTACTGATGTAGCACGTTAGTATTAACATTAGTGTTAGCGTTATTATTAATATTAGAATTAATTTAGTATTAACATTATTTTTAGTCCCAGAATTAATACTAAAATTAACTTAATATTAGCACCAATATTAGTCCTATTATTAACATTAAAATTAATGGAGGAATTAACCATGTTTGATGACAAAGCAAATAAGCAAAATGAAGAGGTGCCATATCCAGTAAATCCGGATGAAGAAGGTCAGCAATTCCCACAACCGGACCCGACATTTCCGAATCCATCGGAACCCACTCAAGCCCCTGCGGAAATGAGAAGTAAAGGAATGGAACCCGATAAAGATTATCATGGTACTAATGCAACGAAGCAAAAAGGTGATGGAACTGGTGACACAGACACTACTACTCCAACAGGGGATGCCGGAACTACGAATACAGGAACTAGTCGAGCTCATCAAGGCGGTCGTAATGAAACGAAAGATGTAGATACGGCTTTTGATTCTGATAACAAGAACATTGACCAAGATGCCTCCGAGACTGTGCAAGATGCAGCCAAGGGTAACGAAGGAGATGGAAACAATGGCTAAGAAAAGCGAAAGTACAGAGCAAAAAGTCCAGACTCAAGCCAAGAAAAATCCAATTCCGGAAAACGTTGAGCTTCCGAAAGAGGAACAGACGGCTGTTGATGAAATACAAGCAGCACCGACCGGAACCGGGAAGTCGTACCGTCTCAAAAATCCGGAAACTCAGTACACGGATCCTGATAGCGGTTGGACCCTGGCTGCTGACCAATCGAAGCCGTTACCGGAGAAACTTGCTGCGGAAACGCTCGAACGCATTAAGCGGGGTTTTTTGGTTGAGGGTAGCGGTGAGGAGTAATGGCATTTGCTGACTTACAGGATGTTAGAGACCAAACTACGATTAGTTTGGTCTCTAGCCTTTCTGATACGAAAATAGATTTCTATATTGAGAGGGCAAATGCGTATTTACGGAGAGTAACAAAAAAGGATTATCGTGGTGAAACAGATGTAGATCTGCTTTCCGATTTAAAGCGAGTGACGGTTTTGCTTGTAGAATATTTGTGGTTCATTAACCAACCGGAAGTCAAAGAGGGAAATTTAGCCGGAATTGATACCGAGCGGATTGGTTCCTATTCCTACAACAAATCAGCAAATGCCACTGGAACCGGAAACCCGGAGCTTGATGCTTTGTTATCCAGTTTGGTGGGTACGATTGGACTGAATTTATTTTCTGTCTCCGGTCCATCGAGGGGAAAAATCGATAGGTTTAATGAACACGCTTATGTAACCGATATTGAGGAGTGATGAAATGAGAATTTCACATCTTCTTATTCATTGTGCGACCGTGGTTGTTCCAGGAGGGCAAAGTGGGAAGGACGCCTATGGGAGACCGATTTATTCAGAACCCACGACAAGGGAAATAAAATGCCGACTAGACCAATTACGCCAATCCACTTCAACGGACGATGAAGGGAAAGACGTTTTATGGTCTTATATTTTGTTTGCCGGACCCGAGGATAGTTTTGATATGAATATGCAGATCCGTGAAGTGGTTGATAAAGAGGGGAATGTGGTAGCGAAGGGAACCTATTCCATTGAGCAAATATTCCCGGTTTATCAATTGAGCCGTTTACATCACTACGAACTCCACCTATCGAGAGGGGATGGTGCGATTGTCTAGCGATGGAATCAATGTGAGGGCAGTCGTGAAAATTGATGCAAATGCGTTGAGGTGGTTTCAACGTGAAGCCCCACAAAAATTAGAACTAGCAAGAAAACGAGCCGTGGAAGCTGCTGGAATGGTTTGGGCAGACGAAACGAAACAAATTACACGAGACGAGGACCACATTGACACCTCGCTTTATATAAATTCGATAGGGTATTCTACTGGCTCACCTTCCAATCCTTTGTATGTGATTGATGAAGGTAGAGGAAAGACCGTTTTGAAGATTGGTGCCGATGTAGAGTATGCCGAATCACTGGAAAAACGATTTTCTATTATGGCTAGAGGACTTGATGTGGCAGAGAGCAGAATGAGAAAGGTAGCGACTACTCAGGTAAAGAAAACGCTATTTGGTGGTTCAGAATGATTGATTATAAAGACCCTGTGCCTCCTATAATCCAACTGCTTAATGCGACTTTCGAGAGCCGATTTAATATATATGGGAATCTATTCCCTTCTAGCGTGTCGCTTCCTGCCGTATTGGTGAGGCAAGCAGGAGGGAATGGATATTACCGGATTCAATTATTGGTTAGAGCTCGGGAAGATATAACGGCTATGGCTATTTTGATTGATGTAATGAATTACCTGGAACGCACCGGACAATTTATGTCGGGGATCCGAGTGAAATGGGTGGAACGTGAAAGCAATCCGATTCCTGCCATCGATGAAGATTCAGGATTACCGGAAGCCTGGTGTTATATGCGAATAGAGGCGTTAGAAAGTGGAGAGGAGACTTAAACAATGGCTAAGAAAAAAGAAGCGGAAGTCAAAACATCTTCTGAGCAAGAGCAAAAAACCCAGGTTCAAGAGGGAGAAAAAATCAAAGCACTTGGTCCATCCGATGAAAAAAATGGTGCTACGATACTCCGATATAAGCCAATGGACGGACGGAAAAACAGCTTGGATATTCAAAAGGGCATGATTTTAACGGTCGGGGATGATATTGACACACATGAAGCAGAAACATTGTTGGGCCTTACAAATTGGCAGTTTGAAAGGGTGGAAGAATAATGCCGGATATTTATTCAGTTAATGCGAGCAATATTGTGGGTGGCCCAGGACGATTAGTGTTCAAATCGTATGATGGCAGCTATCCTGATTCCATCGAGGATGTAATGGCTATTACTTCTCCCTATGCTTTAACTTCCGGGTGGAAAGACCTTGGAGCCACAAGTGACGGAATCACCATTAGCCGTGGGTTTGATACAGAGGATTTCTCTGTTGACCAGGTAAATGGTCCGGTGGATACCGATATTACCGGTTGGAGCCATACACTAGAAACAAACCTAGCGGAGAATACCGTGGAAAACCGTCAATTGGCTTTGATTGGTGGAAGCATTATTGAGACACTTCCGGTATTGGGTACTGCGACAACAACGAGCGGAGCACTTGCGACAGGAGCCACGCTTGTTAATGTAACGAGTGTAACTGGATTTGTTGCCGGAGGATATGTGAGTATTGCGAATCGGACGTATCAAATCGCAAGTATTCAAGGAAGCACTCTGACCCTTACTACTCCGTTAACTGCGGATTTAGCAAGTGGGGCAAGTGTACGCCCTGTTACAACACTAGGAACACGGAGAATTGGGTACGGCACCATGAACAACATTCCATTTATTACGGTCGGTCTCATTTCTCAGAAGAAGGACGGTACCTTGTATATGGCGGTTTTCCGTAAATGCAAAGTGTCCGGTGATGATAAAGAGCAGACTTTCGGTAATGAAAAACGATTGCTGCCATTGAACCTGGTTGCTTATCCGGATGGGAATGTAGCAGAGAGCGAAAATGTGTACTTTGAAATCGAGCAACTGTCTTAGTAGGAGGATATTATGGAGCAAATTTTAAATAAATTGGATATGGAAAAAACGATTGGGGTTGTCACGTTATCCGATGGGGTGACGAAAGTTGGCATCCCCAAACTTTCTATGAGTAAAATCATACGAATTGTAAAGTTTCTTGGCGTGGATGGAGCCAAACTTTACGGTGAGTGCAGAGAAATTCTGTTGGACCCAAAACTGGATGATATTGAGAAAGTAAGTGTAATCTTTGAAACGTTGAAAGAGGAACAATTGATTCGGGTGTTTTCCATCATGCTCGATCTGTCAGACGAAGATGTGCTGGCGTTTGACCCGAACGAAATGCTTGAAATCCTATTGGTGTATGCGGATAAAACGGATTTACGAAAAACTTTTACCTTAGTCCGGCAGTTAATGAAAAAGATGTTCAACAAGGAACTGCCGGACAATCTGAAAGAGTGGTTCCCGAGGAGGAAGGTAGCTCCGACCGAAAATGGGAGCAAATCATCAACCTGATTATTTTTCAAATCGAAACCGTGTCAAAGCATTTCGGATATACCGAGGAGTATGTAATGGACCATACCCCGGCATGGATAAGACGGAAATTCGAGCAATCTCAACGTGAAGAATTTGCCGAGCACCAACGAAATGTATTTGCCGGGTTCCAGAGTTTGCTTTTATTGTTGGATGGAGCGTTTAACAAAGGAAAAGACTTCAATAAGATTATGCCTCCAACATTAGAGGAAGCGATGAAGATAGAACGTCAGCAGAAAATCGCCCAAGAATCCTTTATTGCCGGGATTTGGTGGAAATAGTTAACATTAAGACTAATGTTAATTAGATTATTAACTCTAACTAAACATTAATTTTATTATTAACTCTAATATTAGGAATGACGTTAATTGTAATGCTAATGAATAGGTAAGGAGGTGTATGAAAATGGCTGATGTAGGTAGTGCAAATATAGAGATTTCTGCCGATGATAGTCCTGCCAGGAGGAGTTTGTCCGGGTTTCTTGGTCACTTACGAGGCTTTGGGAGTATTGCGGCAGGAGTTGTCGGTGGACTAACTATATTTGAAGGCTTATCGAGTACCCTCCAAGGTGTGGCTAATGCGACTATTGGTGCGAATGCCAATATGGAGCAATATGAAAATACCTTAACCACGGTTTTGAAATCGCACGACAAGGCAAAAGAAACGCTCCAATGGGCTGAGAAATTCGCGGCTCAAACTCCTTTCGAGATCCCGGACATTGTGGAGGCGACAACGAGACTTTCAGCGTATGGATTGAAAGCCCAGGATGTGTTGGGAGCAACCGGAGACATGGCTGCTGTTATGGGTAAACCACTCATGCAAGCCGTGGAAGCCGTTGCCGATGCCCAGACAGGTGAGCTCGAACGATTAAAAGAGTTCGGTATTACAAAGAACATGCTTATCGAAGAAGCAGCAGACACATACGGTGAGGCATTGGTCAATGAAAAAAATCAAATAGCAGACATGGATTTGCTCAATAAAACGCTCTTTTCCCTCATGAACAAACGATTTAAGGGCGGTATGGAATTACAATCTCAAACGTTCAAAGGATTGGTCTCCAATGCCACGGATGGAATCGGTACACTGGCAAGGGAAATGTCCAAACCGATATTTGAAAAGTTGAAAGCAGGATTAGCCCAGGCTATTCCGGTTCTAACTGCTTTTACTTCCTTTGTCACAGGAGACATGAAGGGAGCAAGAGAAACCTTAGTTGTGGCATTTGGAGAAGAAACAGCCGGGAAAATTGAGGGGTTCTTTGTAAAAATCCAAGGTTATTTTGAACAAGCTAAACAGTTTGTGAAAGATTTAGGACCGACACTGGACAATGTGAAAGGAATCCTGGTTAATTTATTCCCGATAATCAAGGATTTTGGTGCTCTGTTTGGATTAGCCGTAGGAGGAGCAGCCGAAGGACTTCCACCGTTATTAGAGGGCATTAGTGGAATTGGAAAAGCCGTGACCGGATGGGATGGTTTTACTCCGATCGTGGAAGGACTTGCAGCCGGGTTTGGTACTTATAAATTAGCGGTCGAAGCCGTTACCCAGGCACAAGAGATATATGGAAAAGTAACGGCTGCCGTAACTCTGATACAAAGAGCTTGGACAGCGGCTGTTGCGGCTTCTGCTCTAGCCGGAGGAGGATTCAAAGGAGTTATCGCAGGGGTTCGAGCAGGAATGGCAGCTTTAAATCTGACAATGTTAGCTAATCCATTTGTATGGATTCCGGCACTGATTGTCGGGGTCATTATAGCATTGGTGGCTTTATATAGAAATTCTGAAACATTCCGTAAATTTGTTGATAAATTATGGGCCGGAATAAAAAAGGCATTTAACGGTTTCATTAGATGGGCAACCGTATCCCTTCCAAAATGGTGGAATGATACGATTACCGGATTTAAAAATATGGGAAGTAAGGTATCAAGTTCATTCTCTAACTTGAAGGATTCAGCCGTTTCTAAAATAAAAGGTTTGTGGAACGGTGTTAAAGATTGGGTAGGAAAGATACCTGGCAAATTTACCGAAATGAAAAACAAAATCACTAGTACAGTGAAGGGGATAAACCTCTATTCTATCGGTAAAAACATTGTTCAAGGGTTGCTTAATGGATTAGGCAGCATGTTACGAAGTGTAAAAAATAAGGCTAGGGAAATATCCACTGCCGTTTCCAAGGCTATTAAGGATAAATTGAAAATGAAATCTCCGTCACGAGTAATGGTGGAGATTGGGGAATTTACTGGGCAAGGTTTCGTTCTAGGTATGGACAATATGATTGCGGATGTTTCCAGGAAAGCACGAAGAATGGGTGAGGCGGCAACGGATGTAGGAAATGTGGGAATCCCTATCCGTCAGCAAGCTGTGAATCTAGGAAAAATGGTCAATAGCAAACTACCAGATATGAGTGGAGACAACAAAGGCCCATATGTGTTCCAGGTAAATATGAACAGTCGAACCGTTGCCCAAGAAGTCTATGAAGATATTTCAGCTTTACAAAATAGAGCAGAAACGCAAAACAGCCGTGCTAGAGGGGAGGTCAAATGGTAAATGTCATTTTTATATAAAGGAATTTCAAGTGAAAATTACATGGTGGTCGAAAAAATAACCCGGTCCATTTTGCCTCCTCTGTCTCATACGGTGGTGGATGTTCCGAGTAGACCGGGCGTGTTCCATCAAAAAACAGTTGTTGGAGCTCGGACCATAACGGCACAGATTCGCATTAGACAAAATAATGTAATGGATTTAAACGCTATGATTCGAGCCATTGCTCAATGGCTATACTCGGAAAGTCCTCAAAAATTGTCTCTGACAAAAGAGCCTGGGCGATGTTATTTGGCGGTTTTGAGTGGAGACACAGATCTCGATGAAATTGTGACCGTGGGTAAAGGGGAATTAACCTTTTTATGCACGGACCCGATTGCTTACGATGAAGTAGAAACCCTTATGACTATCACGGATAGTCCTCAGACCGTGGAAATTGAAGGAACGGCTCCGACATTTCCAATTATCAAAGCAACGTTTAACCAGGACACGACTTATTTCGCCTATTTTACGGCATATGAAAATGAGCAAGTTATTTTAGGGGAAGCCGTGGACGAAGAAACTCAGACTTCAAAAAATACAATGGTGAGAGTGTTCCATGACCCGATGCAAACCACTACTGGATGGGCAGCCGGGGGAAATGTAATTGATAATGGAACGGTTACTGGCACGATGGCGGTAGGTGGAAGCGAATATTTCACATATAGCAGCTTGGGGAGTGGCTCAAATTGGCATGGGCCAGCACTCAAAAAATCCTTAACTACGCCTATTGATAATTTCCGTGTGGAAGCATGGATGAAATTAAAAACCTCTAAGAACGTAAAGGAACAAGCACGAGTGGAGGTAATTTTGCTCGATGTGAACTCCAACGTTATCGGAAAACTTTCCATGCGTGATAGTTATACAACCAAAAGAGGCGTGAAAGCCGTTCTCCGAATTGGTCCGGATGATAATGCCTATTACCTGATTAATGGTGAAGGTAAAAAAAGCGGTTATTGGAATGATTTTTATGGGAAATTGCGTTTAGAAAAGAAGGGAAAATGGTGGTATGCCTATGTGGGCGTACTTGAACCGAATGGAAAATACACCAAAACATGGAATGCGAAATATTACGACAAAAGCAATAAGTGGACTGCTGATTTGGCACAAGTGGTTGTAACCGTGAATGGGTATGGAACAAGTCCGGTGCCTACTCCTGACAATCTTTTTGTTTCGTCTATTCAAATATTTTCTACGAGTACATTGGCGACGCAAGAGGTTCCAGTGATTGCCTCAGCCGGGGATGTTATTGAAATCAATCATTTGACCAAAGAAGTGTTGCTCAATGGAGAGGATTATCGGGAAGTGTTAGATCCGTCTAGTAATTTGTTTGCGCTTAGCAACGGAGCAACAGATTTAGGATTTGAGCCATTTGATGCTGCGGCTATTGAACTCAGCTATCAAGGGCGGTGGAAATAATGATTTATATTTTGAATGACCAGGAAAAAATCGTAGCCCAATTGGTGAGCGATGGTTCCCAGGGGTGTTCCTATTGGGATGATGAATTTACCGAAAAAATAGGGGATGCCTATATCACTTTGAAGTTTTCAATGGATGCAAACCATGTGGATGCTGCCGAAGTGTATGCTTATCGGAAATGCTTAATCCAGGACATGGACGGAAACTTTCAGATGTTTCGTATGATGGAAGTTATAGACATTGAAAATGACGATGGAAGCTCCGTGAAAGAAGTCTATGCCGAGCATATGGCTCTTGATTTATTAGCGAATATTATCAGGCCTCAGAACGTAAGTGGGTACACTGCCGAGCAATATATGGATTTTATTCTTCAAAATACAAGATGGCAAGCCGGGAGAGTGGAATGGCTAGGAACGGCTGCTATTAATTTCACGGAATATACGACTACCATTGATGCCTTGATTCAAGGGGCTGCAGCATATGGAGGAGAATTTCGTTTTCGAGTAGAACTAAATGGACCAAGGGTATCCGGTTGCTATATTGATTTAGTCCTGGAAAGAGGCAATAAAACCGGGTTAATCATAGAGTACGATTTTAATATGAAACAAATACAACGCACCGAAGATGTGAAAGAAGTGTATACGGCACTTATTGGAGTGGCTCAGAGCACCTCTGGAAGTGGGTATATGACATTTGCGAATTTAGATGTAACCGATAAGCCTGTTGGTCAGGACTGGATTGGAGACGATGATGCCCTTCAACGGTTTGGTATTTTACTGCCGAACGGAGAAAAACAACACCGGATGGGTGTTTTTATTTTTAGTGGGGAAAATCCTACTCCGACCTTATTGCTGAGTGAGACTAGAAAAGCACTGGCCACTCGTAAAAAGCCTCAGTATCTTTACTCCACTACTCCGGTAGATTTGGAGAGGATGCTCGGTTATAGCCATTTGAAAATGCGAATAGGGGATACCATCGCTATTCAGAATTATGACTTCAATCCTCCTTTATTAATAGAGGCTAGGATTTTGGAGTTAACACGTTCGCAAACCGATCCGTCCAGAGATAAGGTGGTTTTGGGTGAATATCGGGATATATTGAGGGAATCTCAGTATGCGATCGTAAACAGTTTGAGAATGGAAGTTATGAGAAACCGTGCGACTTGGGATGTAACAGGGACACAGGTTTTTCGCCAAACAACGCCCCCGGAAGATACTACGGCTATATGGGTAGATACCTCCGGTGATATAGATATAATCAAAACGTTTAATCCGGCAACTGGAATATGGGAAAAAGCAACACCGACAACAGCCTCCGAAGTGGGAGCTGCGACCGTATCCCAGGCTCAGGATTTAGCGAATACGGCTCAGTCTAATGCCGAGGCTACGGCAGCATCGTTGGCGAATAGTGCAGAGCAAAATGCGAAGGATTATGCGGAACCGGAAATGCAAGTAGGTAACACGGCACCAACGGATACAACGAAAAAATGGCTCGATACCTCAACAAACCCGGCAAGGCTGAAATATTGGAATGGAACAACCTGGGTGCTTGCAACTCCGACATTACCCTATCATGTAGGGGCAGATGAAGCTATCTATAAGCAGACCACAGCCCCGGCTCATTCGGACGGTAGGCTATGGATGAATACAAGTGTTACCCCTAATATTTTATATAGAAGTAATGGAACGGCATGGATAAAGGTCACTCCGACAGCGGCTAGTGAAGTCGGGGCAGAATCCTCTATCTATAAACAAGCAACGGCCCCGGCTCATTCAACTGGAAGGTTATGGCTAGATACAAGTAAGACCCCGAATGTGTTAAATCGTTCAACAGGAACAGCATGGGTAAAGGTCACTCCGACAACGCCTGGTGAAGTAGGGGCTGAGGTTGCCGGAGCGGCTGCAATTGCCGAATCGAACGCTAAGGCTGCGGCTCAAACTTATGCAAATACAGCCGAACAAAATGCAAAAACGGCAGCTCAAACGGCAGCAGATAAAGCAGAGGAAAACGCTAAATTGTTTGCCGGAAACGCCTCGAATATTAAATCAGGTATTTTGGATGTAGCTTCCGTACCAATACAAACTGCTGAGAGTGGAGCTCGTATCGTTTGGGATGGCACAAATGGATTGGTCCAATATGATGCGAATGGAAATGTGGTTACGCAGTTAGGACTAAACGGTTCTGCGAAATTTGCAGGGGAGTTGTTGGCTGCGACTGGAACATTTACCGGAACTCTATTTGGGGTAGATGGTACATTCTCAGGGGATATTGCCACCAACGATTTATTTCTAAATCCAACAGACTTTGAATATCAAGGTCATTCATCCATTCGGTTTCAGACCGGACATTTGGGTGCAACAGGAGATACCTACACCAAATCAGGATATATAATAGTCGATTCCTTTAATCAGCAATTGTCTATTTACGGACAAGAAGATGGATTGATTAATGGAGTGGCTATTGCATCGGATTTAGATATTGATGGGCATGTCACTATTAGTAGTGGTTTGTATGTTAGTGGTGTTCATGAAGTGAACGGAAACAGTAATGTATTCAAAATGGTTGGTACAGACCATGTATATATGGAATTTTTTGCAGATGGCCCTTCCACTAGAAGTGGATGGATTGGGTATAGCTATGGTGGAGACACCACCATGCAAGTTAGAAATGACTATGGCGACCTGATGCTTCAAGCAAAATACTCTACGAATCAGATATTGCTTGGCAGCGATTTAAACGCTAGGGATAAAAACGTAGTTGGCGTTAAGAAAATGACTGCGACAAACGGAGTCGCCTTTGAATCTAAAGATGCTTGGCTTCGTATTAATGACGCGTCTGGTGGTTCTGCTAATCATACAAGTGGAGTGTATTTTGGAAGTTCTATTGTACGAACAGATGGCACGTTACAAGTAGGAAATGCGGGTCTGTATTTTAGCGCGAGCTCGACAGGAACAGTAATAAATACAACTTTAGATATGAAGAATCACAACGTAGAAAACGTGAATCATTTGACCATCAATGATTTTGGGGCAAACGAAGGGATCGAGTGGAAAAGTGGAGGAGCATATAGCAACTGGCTCATTCATGTTACAGATGATGTTGGTACCGGAAACGTAGCAACCACAAACTACCCTCTGCAATTTTTCATTAATGGCGCAAGAGCCGTGACATTTGGTACCACTGGAAATCTATATATCACAGGAAGTTTATTTAAAGCACAAGGCTCAGGGGTAACACTTACAAGCGAAGGTGACACGGTTCTTAAAAGTGATAAGAGTGGGTCAGGGTCTGGGCTCAGTGTTGGCACCGATGGATCGCCTCGTATTTGGTCTATGGATATTTACAATCGAAAATATTCTAGTGGAACGGTTGCGGTTCAAATCACAACCTCTGGAACGCTCGGGGTTCCATCTTCTTCTGAAAAATACAAGTTAGATATTCAAGATGTTAGCGATGAAATGCCTGATAAGATATTAGAAATCAATCCGAGAATGTGGTACGACAAAACATCCGTTGAACAATATGCTGAGTATTTAACGAAGATTAGCAACAAGAATATGGATGGAACTGATAGCGAGGTAGAAGATGCTGAGTTACCTGATTTTCCCGAAATTAAAAGGGCGTTCGGCTTAATCGCTGAGGAAGTGGAACAAGCAGGATTAAGCGATTTTGTATTTTATAGCCAGGATGAAGATGGCTATAAGCAAATCGAAACGCTTATGTATGACAGGATGTGGGTGCTATTAATCCCTATCATTAGAAAGCAAAAGGAACAAATAGCAGCCCTGGAAGAAAAGATAAATAAAATTGGAGGCATAGCATGACACAACAACCGAAACCACTGGATTTAACCAATCACATGAAGATGATATTAGGAGAAATGCAGTATCAAAATATTTTATTGAAGGCTGAGAACACGGAGCTCCGAAAGGCATTGGCAGAATTTAATAATCAAAAGGAAAAATCAGCCGAGCAAGAGGGTTGATTTTTTTTATTCCAAAAAGGAGGGTCGCTTTATATGCAGCAGAACGAAATGTTTGAAAAAAATCTAGGGTTAGTTGGATTTTTTGCCAATATGTTATCTCAAAAAGCCACTCCGAAAGGATATTTTGATTTTAAGGATTTTTTCCAAGAAGGAAGCATTGGTTTATGGAAAGCGTGTCATACTTACAAACCAGAAAAGGGAAATACGTTTTCCACCTATGCCGGACGATGTATCCAAAACGAAATTTTAATGTATTTGAGAAGAGAAGGACGAAAAATTGCTAGTGCTACGTTGGATGCGGAGATTCCGAGTAAAGATAATGGTCTTGATACGGAAACTTTCAAAGATTTGATTGAGGACAAATTTGATACAGAAGATGAAGTAATGGCCAATGATTTAAAGGACTTTTTTTACAACGAGGCGAATCTCCAATTTTCTAAAAAACGGAGAGAGCATGTAGAGGAACGAGAGAGAGAGATTTACGATCTGTTAATGCAAGGGTACAAGCAAACGGAGATTAAAGTGATGTTGGGCGTTAGTCAAAGAGTAGTTGCTCATCATTTTGCGAGCATCCGACAAAGAATTACTAACGGTTGGATTTATAATTAATATTAGTATTAACACTAATATTAATTATAATACTATTTTTAAGGAGTGGATTTTTTGAGAATTGTTTTATCGGCAGGACATGGACCCTATACCCCCGGAAAAAGAGCACCCGATGGATTCCGAGAATTTTGGTTCACCTTTCCAACGGCTGAATTGGTAGCTAAATATCTTTCGGAATATCAAAACGTGAGTACCATGAAAGTTTATGAAAAAGAACGTGACGTTCCATTAGGCGAGAGGACGAGAAAAGCAAACTCCTGGGGAGCCGATTTATATGTATCGATTCACGGAAATGCTTATGGCTCCACCTGGTCCGATGCTCATGGTATCGAAACGCTTGTATTCAGTAAAACTTCAAAAGGGTACAAGGCAGCTCAAAAGGTCCAGGATTCATTAATTAAAGCAACGAAATTGACCAACCGGGGAATTAAAATTCGACCCGATCTGTGGGAAATGCGAAAAACGAACATGGCAGCCTTTTTGTGTGAGTGTGGTTTTTACACCAATTCATTTGAAAAGAAATTGATGGAATCAGAATCCTATCAATCACTAGTTGCACGAGCGATTGTGAATGGAATTGCAGAGCATTATGGATTGAAAAAAAAAGCAACAGAGGCGAAACCTCCGACTACTCCGAAATCCCCGGCTTCCACTCCTTCCGGTGGTGGAATGTACAGGGTTCAAATTGGAGCGTTCTCTGTTTTTAGAAATGCTGAGGATTTAGAAAAGGCAGCCAAAGACAGGGGATTCAGTCCATTCATTAAAAAAGAGGGAAATCTTTATAAGGTTCAAGTGGGTGCATTTAGTAGTAAAGCCAATGCGGAAAAGTTTTTGAAAGTCTGCAAGGACAAAGGGTTTAAAACGGCTTTTATCGACAAATAAGGGAGTGGAGATTATGAAAGTTGTAACCTATGACAAGCGTTCCAATGTGGTTTTTGGTGTGTTCCCGGAGGTATTCAGTCCAGAAATTGACCGAGAAAACGGCATTATCTTTCACGAAAATGGTACCTTTCACCGAATTAATAGTGATAAATATGGTTTTTTGATACTGGACGATTATGTTCCAGTAAGACCGGGAGACACCATTACGGATAAGCACCGTGAAATGGACCTCACACATAAATATGAGGGTTTCAAATTGAATGACATTGGCGATGCGATTAAGGCGATGGGCAAGGAAGTCGCTGAGGAAATTAAAGATTTGTTTGGTAAAAAGGGTGACGAAAACGATGGCTAAGGAGGAGTTGGACTTGGAGGATTTAGAAAATGGTACATCCACCAATGACGTAGTGCGTTTAATACTGGCGTTGTTATCCGGAATTAAATTGTTGACTGCTGCGCTGGGATTTCACTTTTTCTCAGACGATTTGTATGTGGCTATTGCGAACATCATACCGGTAATTATCATCATGTGGACGATGTGGGATGCAAAGCGTGAAAAGGACAAGGTAAAAGAGGCAGCCATTAAAATAGCACAAGCGAAAGTGAAGGAGATTCAATATGAAGAAGAAGTTTAGGCTTGTTCCTTATAGCTTGGACACGGTGGAGAAAACAGTGGATGAAATACCGGATGGCGTGAAAATGATTGAGGCTCCTCACTTATGGGATGAAGGATTTAAGGGTGAGGATATTGTGGTGGCGATTATTGATACAGGATGCCAAACGGACCACCCGGATCTCCAGGACAGGATTATTGGTGGATGCAATTTCACCACTGATTGGGATGATGATGCGACTTGTTATGAAGATAATAACGGTCACGGTACCCATGTAGCCGGAACGATCGCAGCATTGGACAATGGGAGTGGAGTGGTTGGAGTTGCACCCAGGGTGAAACTCTTAATCTTGAAAGTATTGAGCAAAGATGGAAGTGGTTCCTATGCCTGGATAACGGATGGCATAAAATACGCTACCAACTGGAAGGGGCCAAATGGCGAGTGTGTCCGTGTAATCAGCATGTCATTAGGTGGGCCGGACGATAATCCAGAATTAAGACAAGCCGTGCAAGAAGCCGTGGTCAAGCAAATTTGTGTCGTGGTCGCAGCTGGGAACGATGGTGATAATGAGGAAACTACCTTCGAGTACAATTACCCGGCATCCTACAATGAGGTGATTGAGGTAGCTGCAGCCGATATAACAGGGAAGCTCGCCTCATTCTCCAACAACAACACGGAGGTTGACGTTATTGCCCCTGGGGTCAATATCCTATCAACCTGGTTAAAAGGAAAGTACGCCCGGCTCTCGGGTACATCGATGGCTACTCCACATGTTGCCGGGGCATTGGCTCTTTTAATCCAAAAGGGAGAATACGAATTTAATAGAACACTAACGGAATCGGAAATTTATGCTCTGTTGGTAAAGCGTACCGTTCCACTCGGATATAAGACGAGCTCGGAGGGGCATGGGCTTGTTAAATTGTCATATATGGAAAAGGTCCGAAGTCTCTTAAACTTCATTGAGGAGAATTTTGAATGAGGAACGATGATTTAGTTTTGATTCTGCTCCTTGTCCTGATTTTTTCCGTGGGCTTAATGCTTGGATATTTTGCGTGGATTTTTCAAATTTTCATTTCGGTAGGTTTTTAGAATGGCAGCATAGTATTTGAAGGGAGGTGATAATCGTGACAAACCAAACGAACGACACTCAAAAGCAAGGCAATACAAAAGATGGCTCCACTCAAACTCAGTCTGGTGGAGGCAACAAGCAAAACGGCAACAAATAATTTCAAATCAGAGACGATTAAAGAAGGGTATCCCACTTTCGGGATACCCTTTTTTGTTTATTAAATTAACCAACCGATGATGCTAACTATAATGTCAATAATTGCTATGATAATTCCGATGATGTTCCACATACTGTTTTTCACCCCTCTACTTCTTTTAAAAGAAATAGGCGCAATCCTTTAAAATATTTGGCCTTATTTAAAAAAAGTTTTGGTAAGTGAAATTTACTCCTATAACTATGCACGAAAGTTAAATTAATTTTACGTATGACCTCGTTAGCAACAGTACATATTATTCCAATTAGAAAAAATGGTTTATCAACAAATGAAAGGATTCCTACAAAAAGAATGCAACCAGAATAACAGCAGTAGGAAGTAACAAAATACATTCAGAAAATTAGAGTTGATTGAAGGTAGAGTGGACCACTTTTTTATCCATTCTAATTTTCATTAATCAAAAGGTGATTGACAAACAATTTTGAATAGTGTATAATAATTATACTTAAATTTTATGCCACAGTTACTGGTTCGAGCCCAGTGCTCCTCGCCGAACATTTAAACCTTGCCCTAAGCAGTAAATATTGGATTATTGGTATTATCATTGCCAATACCTTATCGATTGCTATGACAAATTTTTGGAATTCCCTTTCAGGAAAATCTAAGGAGATGGTAAAGATGACAATGTTTATGATTACCGTGTTACTGACCTTCGTGGCTTCTGAGGAGCTAGTTTAATTGGTAAAACGGTTGATATAAGAAACCCGGTCAGTAGCACAACCCAAAAATTATAGTTTTTACATATTAAAAGGGTGGACCAATTTTGGTTCACCCTTTTTTGTTATTTGACAAATAATAAGACGATTTCAATAAGGAAATTTAAGTCTTACTTAAATGATCTTTTCATATAAGAACTGAATAATTGGACGAACCATTTTTTCAGCTAATAAGACTGGCACTGCATTGCCAACTTGTTTGTATTGTTCATTAAGTTTATGGTTATTCGTAACGTTTTCTTTATTACCATTTGAAAAATCGAACCAGTCAGGAAAAGATTGAATTCGAGCAACTTCACGAACTGATAGACGACGATTAAAATCACCTTGAAATTCCCAAGAGTCTTTTCCGATTTTCTTCATAGGTTCACCGTGAGGGTGCATTGGAGCTTGTCTACCACTCGCTTGAATAGTAAAACTTTGCTCGTTCCAGTTCTTTTTACGATTACGGCTCATATACATACTTGAAAACGAGCCCTCATAAACGTCTTTAGCATCTAGAGGTAAATCACTAATTGTATCTTTCAAAGTGACATATGGTAGCTTCCCTTCTCCATGTGTCGGTTCGGGAACTTCATATTCAAAACCATATTTTTTACTAATATCATTGCGAATTCCAACAATAAATACTCGTTCACGAAGTTGTGGGACACCATAATCGCGAGAATTTACTAAATGAGCAGTAACGTGATAACCTGCAGCTTTAAAGTCCTCTATCATTTGGCTAAGAACCTGTCCTCTCGCCATTGTCATAAGACCTTTTACATTTTCAGCAACAAAAAACTCAGGTGTGCTTTGCACTAAAGCACGAATATAATGGACATATAGAAAGTTCCGTGGATCATCGAGTAATCGAGGACCAGAACTACTAAAACCGGGACATGGAAATCCTCCGAGCATGAGGTTACATTTCGGGAATTCTGCTATTTTACGAATATCCTTTTCGACTTTAGTAACAGTCGGAGCAAAGTTATTAACATAACTTATGTTTGCAGAGGTAAACATATCATTTGAATAAACAAAATTGCAGTTTACTATACTACGTAATTTCAAGTAGTCTTCTTTGTTTTCAAAAGCTCTGTATGCTTTTTCTTCTCCAAATTGAACAACCATACTAGAAAGTTCTACTCCCAAATCTAAGCCACCTGCACCCGAAAATAACGAAACAATATTCGTTGCTCCTTCGGTATAATGAAGATTTTTTAGCATTTCTTTTTCTTCTAATCTATCTTGTTCAGTGATATTAGTTTGAACAAGTTCGTTTTCTTCACAAATTTTCTCGAACAAAACATTTTGTACTTCTTCGGGCGTGAAAGTAAGCGAAGAAACAAAAGTTCTTTTTTCTCTTTCAGCAACGACCATAAGAAATCACTCCTTTTCAATATATAGCATCTTACCATAAAAAATTGGGTTTGGCCAGTCTTTGTTACTATGAGAAAATAAGGGAAAAACAGAAGGAGAAATGGAATGGCACAATCGCCTACAACAAATGTTTTAGTGGCTTTAAAGAACATTCTCGACAGGAATTCAAGTATTCTCACGCCTATTTTTCGGTCAAACGGTTCAGCAAACGCTGCGGGAGATAGCCTTGAATTTTTCGTAAAAGATATGTTTTGCACAGGGGCTAGTCAATACCAGTACGAACATGAAAAAATGAGGAAGTACAATGAATATCTAAGTTGGACAGGTAATTCGTCTAACTTCCCTGATTTCATTATTAAGGGTGGAGCTGGTGTTGAGCCGAAAAAACTAAATAATCAGAGCTATTCTTCTCTAGCGTTAAACAGTTCGTATCCAAAAGATTATATCTATCCAGATAGTCAGAACTTACCTAGAGATATTAACGAGGAAGAGTGGGTGAGAAAAGAGGTCATTTACGTTACAGGGAATTTAAACACTCAAAATAACAAACTTCTTTCACTTTGGTTTGCTTACGGGAATACAATGGTAGCCGACCGTTCAACCTATTTAAATCTGATTGATGAGATTAGGGATGCAGTAGCCAGCACAAATGCCACATTAATTGCTTCTAAGGAATTGGCTCGTGCCAAGGGAATTGATCCATTAAAACTATCAAACCTACGAGTTCGAGGAATGTATGAATTAGAGCATCCACATAAAGTATTTAGTGACTATATTACACGAGATGATATTCCTTCCGATGCATCAAAGATATTTGTAGTTATGCTAATTAGCGATTATATTGCACTTGAAGAACAACCTGATTTTTCAACACATTTGGCTAGTGGAAAACTGAAGATAACTGAAATATATATCCCAAATCCAAATAACCCGAGTGAAAACCTCGAAGCAATTTTATTCGAAGGTTGGACTGATTAATAAATAAATCTGTTAGGGTGAGTTTAATGAAATGCAAATGTGGTGAATCTTATCTGTGATTCGAATAGAGGAGTATCCGGAACACGTAAAGGATAAAATCAATTACGACCGGTTATGTGATGGGAATGTCTTTCATGTGGCAAAGTTTATTATAGCCAGCCATATGATTTTGGCAAAACAATAAATAAAGTAAAAAAATTAGATTAACAAGGATGGAACTCGAACATTGAAGCTGTCATTATGGCAGCTTTTTTCTTTGGAAACTTCAACTAATGTAAATTATTTAAAGAAGGAATTTACCGATTTAAAAAGGAAATATTTTAAGGGGGATAAATTGCTTAGAAAAGGTAAAACAAAAGAGGACAAAAAAAGAAAAATGGTAAATTAGAATTATTTGAATTTATTTTTTAAAAAGGAGTCTTGGAGAATGGATGGCTTAATAAATAAGTATTACGAGGAATTCAAAGGTCTACCAAATTATCGTCCTATTATTAGAAACAATATTAAAGAGGATGCTTTTACTATTGCTGTTCTTGAAGTTATGTATAGCAAAAGACTCAATTTAGAAATCAATGCTAAAAATGTAGAAGGTATTGCAAAGTATATTGTAGCCCCACCTGACGCCGGTATTGATATTTTCATCGAATATGAAGATGGTGATGAATATTATTACGACATCATTCAAGTGAAATATACTACTTTAGGTCAACAAGATATCAAACAATGTCTTGCAATGATGCAACGTACTATTAAGGATTTCTTGAAAGACCCTCAATCAATTCATAAGAATCTAAGAGAAGTAATTAGCAATACAAATTTTGATGATACATACAAAAATAACTGTACTTATTATGTGATTCATAATGGGGACATTAACTACGCATCGGGTTTAAAAAAATACGAAAAAATTGTTACTTCAAATGAATTAAAAATTTTACAACAGAGTCTTGGAACGGAATCTGTCCCCCAAGAGATTCTAAAATCCGATGGTTTCAATAATTTTATTTCCTATAATCACAACAGTGATGAAAATACTGAACAAGCATATCTATGTAATTTAAATGGCTACGATTTAGCTAAGTTAAACAATAAATATTCAAGCACGGAAATAGGTAAAAATATATTATTTGGTCAAAATCTTCGTGATTCATTAGAAAATAAATCTAAGACATATTTTTCTATGAAACAAACCATTGATAACGAACCCGAAAAATTTTGGTTTTATAATAATGGTATAACAATAATAGCAGAGGGATTTAATGCAGACGCTGTGCCTTTTCCGGATACAGGAGATGTTGATCAACCATCTAAAAAAATTGATTCTGTTACCCTTGAAAATTTCTCTATTATTAATGGAGCACAAACTACAAGTTCGTTGGGAACTTATTTGAAAGAGGCAGAAATAAATCGTGATGACGAGAAAATAACTAAATTGAAAAATGTTTACGTTTTAACACGTATTCTTGTCATAAACAAACGTGAGTTAAAAGACAATATTTCTATCTATAATAATATGCAAAACCCCATCACAAGCCGAGACATGGTATCGAATCGTATAGAACAAAGGAAACTATATGAGTGGTTAATAAGTGGTGACAAACCTAATATTTTTGTAGAAATTCGACGTGGTTCGCGCCCACCTTCACATTTAAATTTACAAAAACATCAAATGACAACTAATGAAACATTGGCACAATTAGCATTTGCATCATTTTTTAGAGAACCATATACTGCTAAAGATAAGAAGCGAACGTTGTTTAATAATGATTATTCAAAAGAAGATTTTACTATAAATGAAGATTACCATAAAATTTTTAATTTCAATGAAGATAACGAAAAATGTGGAATTCTTTTTAAAAAGACAAAATCTGAAATTAACGAGTTATTGTTTGTTGCTTATCTTTATAAAGAAAGTAAAAAATATCTGAAAAAAGAATATGAACAACGGTTGAACAAGCAATATGTAATGTTAAAAAATGCTGATGAAGATGAACAACAAAACATTAATGAATTTATTAATAACTATAAAACGCAAATGGCAATAAATAATATATGTTTCTTTTACTGTATTGCTCTGTACTATGAATATAAAGCACAATTTGATGAAGATAATAATAAAACATTTAACTATTCAGCTTTTTATGATAAAGACACTCAATTTAAGCAGCATTTAATTGAAAGTTTTTCCCAACTTTTCTTGTCAAAAACTATTGAAATCATAAAAAGTGAATCTGCTGGAACAGCCAATGTTGGAAACTGGATTCGCATTAAAAAAAGTGAAGAAATATTTATGAAGAAATTACGTAATGAGCTTTCTGTAAACTTATCTTTTTCTAACCAATATAAAAATTTTATTAATGAGTTTAAGTACTAAAACTAAAGACGTTGAGCAGGGCAACCGTAGACTGTAAACTGCAAACGTTCGTAAAAGTTAATTTTAACAACAAAGAAAAGCAGGCTCCAAGAGTCTGTCTTTTTTTATAAACAAAGAACCCCACTCATAATTAAGTAGGGGACATGTAAAAACTCGTTACTGGATCAGTTCAATTTTTTATTTATATCTTTCAGCATATTGTTCCAAATCTCATCATCTTCTTTTCTAATTGCTTCCGTTTCTTTTATGATTTCTTCATTATCCTTTTCAATAATTGCAACAAGTTCCTTATCTTCCTGCCAATGTTCCATAAAATTTTTCACTAAATCCATATTAGAAATATCTTTTAACATCTGTCTATCAGGCGAAAAGTTTCGCATTAACTCTCCAATTTCATTAAGATATAAAGCAAATACTTTTCCTTCAATAGAAAAATCACCATTATCCCTCGCAAAATCAGTTCCGTTTGTATTCCCAATAAGATTTTTTACTGCTTTGACATGTAAATCTAAGCCTCCGAAATGAGCCAATTCATTATCATCTACACCTTTAATTGTAATAGAAAGGTCGTTTCCTTTACGATCCACGTCTGTAATTTCAAATTGGCTATATCCTCCATCGCTATCTTCTTCCTCAATATCATCTTCGTCCTCGTCAATATACATATCATCTAACGCTGCCATTCTCTTTAAATTATTGAAAATTAATTCCTTTCCTTCATCTACTAACGCTAGGACAATTGGTTTATCTTTATATTTATCTACTTCTTCGTCGTTCCATTTAACAACCAATTCAATTTTATCATTCAAATATCCAGTAATGGTCACAATCGTTTTTATATCACATTGGTCACCGGTCCAAGTGACTTCATCTACTTCAATTTCTTCAAAATTAGACTCAATTCCTCTAGGGGATATTCCGACACCTCCACCATAATCACTTAGTTCTAAAACTACTTCCTTTTCTGCCATTATCATTTCTCCTCTTTATCTTTTTCTAAAGAATTTTGATTATAATTAATCTCATCCTCACTACCAGCAGCTACAATCTTAATTTTTTCTCCACTAGAAGTTTCCCGATAATATCCACTTTCATCATGAATAAAAGCTCCACCACAGCTCTCTATTAACGCTTTTCCATAATCACTTTCAAAATCAAAAGGTTTTAATCCAAGTGTCTTTTCAGCTTCGATAATAGCCATCTGGATAAAATCAGCTGCTAAGGTGGCTCTGCTAGTCTCTAACATTTTTGCGATATACTGTAACCGAAAGTTTGTATCATTATCAATTGAAACAGAAAACTTAATGGGTTTTGGAATTTTTTGCATGTCTAACTCAGCAATCCGTTCTTTAACATATTTTTCTACAAAACTCATATAATCCTCCTTAAATAGAATCATCTAATGATTATTCAAAAGATTATTCAAGATATTATTTAAAAGATTATTTAATGTAATCTTTTCACAGATATAAAGTATAGTCAAGAGAGAGAATCATATTTCTGCTTAATCACCTGATAAAAAATCCCAAAAATGTAAATGATATTCCAATGAACCACCCTGAATTGTGGCGTACAATTAAATTGAGGTGGTCTGAGTGTTTTTTTCACCAATGCTATTACAAAAAACAAATGAACCGTTTAATGATGATTCATATATTACGGAGCTAAAGCTAGATGGAATAAGACTGATACTTTCGAAGTTTGATAATAAGGTAAAGCTTTATACTCGTCACAACAATGATGTTACAGCTAAGTTTCCGGAATTATTAACAATAGATATTCCAAATGGTACGGTATTAGATGGGGAAATTATTGTATCTGATTCATCTGGAAAACCGGACTTTGAAACTATGATGTCCAGGTTCCAATCAAAACGAAACAACCTAGAAAATTGCACTTTGAGCTATGTGGTTTTTGATGTTATTCAATATAAGGGTAAATCAGTTTCTCGACTCCTATTAATGGATAGGAAACAGCTATTAGATGAAATTATCACTCAAGATACGAGTTTAGTAGCAAAAGTTAAATATATAGAAGGTAATGGATCTGCCTACTTTGATTTGGTCCGTCAGCAAGGCTTAGAAGGAATTGTGCTGAAGCGAAAGGACTCACGCTATGAGGTGGGGAAACGTAGTCAGTCATGGTTGAAGGTGATTAATTACCAATATGATGATGTGATGATTACAGGACTGAGAAAAGGTGAATTTGGCCTGCTGCTAAGTTTTGTAGATGGCAAACCAGCCGGACTAATGGAATTTATGCCACCTTCTGAACGCAAAATCCTATACAATAAGAAGAAAGTCGTTACAGAGGATGATAAATTCACCTTTATCGAACCAATAAATTGCCGTGTGAAGTATAGGAACCTGACTAAAGCTGGATTTCTCCGGATTCCTTCATTTGTACAGTGGAAATAAAAACGGCAGCCTAATTGATTAGACTGCCTTTATATTATTTCGTAACTTTTTCTTTTTCAAGGAAATTATATTCTGCAGAAAATGAATCCATTGATGCTGCTTCATCTGCAAATGTGAAGGCTTTCTTATAAGCCTTTATACATTCAGGGCAATAAGTATTGATGGCACTTGAATCCTTATGCGTAGGGATTGTTACTTCAACCAACTTTCCAACATAATTAACATGATTAAGGCAAGTATCTCCATCTTCCTGTTCCACTATTCTTATTTTTACTTTGTCTGCCACTGCCAATCGCCTCCTAAAAATCATTCATTAATTAATTCGATTTTTTATTTTACTTTTCCTTTATTAGTTATAATGCGTGAAAAAAAAAGTAGCACTCACTTTAACCAATGGGAAAAGGGGGAGCTACATTTTTATCAATATTAATACTTTGAGCTACCATAAGGTAATTTTCTGACTTTTTTTTATGTGCGAAGGGTTGGACTCAAACTGAAGTTGCAGGATTGTGAGTAAAGAAAATAGAAAAAGTATTAGTGAGCTTTAAGTAGGAAGGGTGGAAAATATGAAAAAAGAAATACCATTTCAAGAAGGTAAAGTGGTTTTTTTTAAAGAATCCAATTTTTGGGATGAATTGTTGCAAAGATGTAATGAAGAGACAACAGCTATCTATATAGCGACATATAATTTTAATTTTAACCAATACGAAAAAAGTTTCTATCAGAAGTTAGCACATCTTGCGAATTTAGGGGTTAGGATTGACTTACTGTATGCAAAAATGGTCCATGCTGACGAAGATAAATTGGAAGTCGAGGAAATATTTAAAAACTTTGTGCTATGTGCCAAACTTACAACCAATCACTCAAAGCTCTTTATTACGGATGATTTTGCGTTTATTGGCTCTGCTAATTTTAGTTTCGGGAGTAATAACAATTATGAGTGTGGTGTTATTTTTGACAATAAAGAGATCATTTCAGATATAAAGAAGTGTTACTTGAGTATGCTTGAAGAAAGTGAATTTACAAATGTTCCGGAATGTTTTGATCCATTTGAATTTTTACCAGGACTATTAAGTGTGGTTAAAGAATTAAGCGAAATAGAAAGTATGGATGAATTATATGAAAAAAAAGAAGCAATACCACAATTGCGATATTTGGATGACATAGAAAAATATTTAGGGAAAACGGGTTATCCAGTACAAATCCATTTTGATTGGTTTACTTTTTATATGCACCTGTATGAAGAAAAATATGTACCTGATATTGCTTTTAGGGAATTTAAGAATTATCTTCATGAACTATTTCCATATTTAATTGATGTAATAGGTTTTATTAGCGAACAATATAAAACCATCGGCAGAATTGAATTGTTGAAGCAGATTAAAGTAATAAAGTAAATTGTGGTCTTTTTTAATTTCAATATTAATACTAATGCTAATAATGATTTTAATTTTGGAATTAATAATAAAAAGAGGGGGCATTGATATGCTCGATAAAGAAAAAGAGTACAAGAATGCTTTTTATTTTTTAAAAAGATGGTCAAAATCCCCACTTACTCCAAGCTATACAAGGGGATATAGTGCAGGTCTAGCCGACAAAGAACCGGCCCAAAAAACATATGATTACATTATGTCCTTAGATAGGGATACTTCTATTTCACATCAGGAAAAGTTGAATTTATTGTATAAATTTTTAGAAAAAACGGATGCTGAAGAAAGCAAAAAAGCAGCAGTAATGACCACAAGTTTTTATAGAAATATTCAGTCTCACATAAAAAGGGAAATAAGCAATGTTGAAAAAGGAGTACCTGCTCAAACTAGGAGAAAATAAACTATTTGCAAATAGAAAAAGCGTATCCTGGTATTAGGATACGCTCAAGGGTTGCTCACCATTTGAAGGAAATAAAACAGCTGTAGCACATAAAAATTACAAGATTATAGATTGTGTATGAAGGGTGGAATCTAAATGATTTCATCCATTTTATTATGATATCTATTGGGGCTTTTAGGATTTTAAAAACGAGCCTAATCTCCATTGATTCCACATATTCTTTTTTTCTGCTCTTCCAGGTGCAACACAATAGTCATTTATTACCGTTAAATCTCCCTGATAATCACAAGGAAGTAAGTCCTTATTTTGATTTACATATTGAGCAATAAACCTTCTTGCTGCAGTAATTCCTGGTAAATCATCTTTTATTAACTCTTTATTGCCATCGAAGACCTTTTCTACTTTGTAAGGCTTATGTGTTTTGCTTCCAGTTATGACAAAATAAAGTTCACTACTCTTATTTATACTACTAATAACTTCTTTCGGCATTCCAGATGAACGCCTTTTAGATTCAAATTTATTTTTTAGTTTAATAAAATTTTGCAATAGGTAAATAAGAATGACATCATCAGTTTCAATTCCTACTAAGCTATCCATTACATTGTCCCAAGTAAGGCGAATAACTTGAACATTTTCCTTATTTATCAGTCTTTTATGAGCAGATATTTGCCCTTCATCTAACACTCCTCTAATTTTAAATTCAAAGAGTAGATTAAAATTGTTCCCACAAATCCATGCATCTGGAATAGAACCAGAATTGTCCTCTAATTCCGAATGCGTAATTCCACTTTTGTAGGGAGCTATGCCAATGATATATTCATATTGTTTTTGTGGCTGTGGGCAGAATTTTGTTCTTACGTGTATTGATAAGGAAGAAAATTGGAAATTGGTAGCTTGTTGAGATATTAACCCCTTAATAAACTGAGGAAGAATTAATTGGTCTTTGTAATCCAAGATACACATTAGGATGTTTGTATAGTGATCCTCCTCTTGACCCTGATACTGAAAGATTTTCATTTTTTGTCCTCCCCGTAAATGGCAACTTATATTATTCTTCCATGAGAAAATTCCAATTTCAGGATTTTTTTTGCATAGTGCACCTTGTTGGTACACAATTCTTGGTTTGCTTAAAGATCAATTACATGAAATGATGGTACCAAGGTTGGGACTTAACATAAACTTTTGTAAACAAGTAAGCATCTAATATAAATTTAAAGGATGAAACCATTTCGGTTCCATCCTTAATAATCTAAACGGTCCGCACCACCTAAGACCAACTCTACATACATTTCATTATTACCTTTTGTCATTGCCGTGCTTAAGGGACTTACGCCAGAATTACTTTTTATATTTACATCTGCACCTAGTTTAATAAGCTCCTTGACAGATTCTAGATCATTTTCCATTACATAACAATGAAGTAGTGTCTCACCAGCAATACCGATCTTAGAATTTATATCCAAACCATTATTTATTGCTAATTCTATAGTTTCATAATCCTTCTTCTTAAATGCATCTTCGAATTCAAAAATATCAAATTTCTTAGACTGTTTTGCAGCATCATATATCGATTGTCCATATGTTGAGATAAATTTTTGAATATCATTTTCGTTGGTAATTGAATGAGCATCTCGGTAATTAATTTTTTCAAGTATTAGAATAACACGAAAATCGCGGTTATCTTTTAGATTAAAAATCTGTAAGGGATTATTTGGTCCTGACCGTTTAGAAGAATTTTCGCTTGCTAACATGTAAAAACCTTTTTCATCTCTCCAATATTTATATTGTTTCTCGAATTTTTTATTCATTCCACTTTGTTCAAAGAAATCCCAGCAAACAATTCTCTCACTATCGTAAATGGGGAAGCGTTGGATTTGTCTCAGACGGTATAGATGTTCTTCCATTTGAATCTCCCTTTTCATACAATTTAAACTATAGGAAAATTATATCATAATCCATAAAGGGTTTATCGAAGGATTGTAAATACATATCTATTTATATTATAAAAATAAATTACGAAGAGATGTTCATTTTTTTGAGCATCTCTTTTTTGTTACCTGATAATATTTCGAATCTGACAATATTTACTTTTGTAAGATTCAAAATGCCGTTAAATCAATGTTTTCAGCGATTCTAAAAAACTATTTATTTTCAATCTGAAAAAACTACCATATAATAGGTTCAACGGAAGATTCAGATTGAAAGGGGCAACATCATGAGCACGGTCCAACCGATTAGGGATGTAAAGAAGATTGAAGTAATGAAAAAGATATTATTATCACAGAACATCCGAGATTTTACCATGTTCACATTAGGAATAAATTCAGGTTTGCGAATTTCCGATTTATTGAATTTAAAATTTGGGGATGTTTTAAAGGATGGGAAGCTCGTTCACGAAATTAGAATCTTGGAACAAAAGACCAGGAATAAAACAAACAGAAAGTATAAAGACTTTCCAATGGGGAAAAAAACTCAAAAAGCATTGAAAGAATACATAGATCAGATTGGAGAATTTGATTTGGAGGATCCTTTATTTTTCAGCAGAAAAAAGAAGGTAGGGAAAAGGCAACCAATTACCAGACAACATGCTCATGATGTGATTAGTAGTGCTGCTAAAGATGTGGGAATTTTAGATGCGATTGGTACGCATACGCTGAGGAAAACTTTCGGTTACCATGCTTACAAAAATGGAACGGACTTGTCGTTGCTCCAGGATATGATGAACCATGAGAGCTCGCAGACTACGTTGAGATATATCGGAATTACCAAAGAGGAAAAAGATAAAGTTTATATTTCGTTAGATTTGTAGATTATGTCGCACCATATGATAAAGTATTGACAATGTTCAACAAAAAATTATCAATATGTTGATGTTGTCAATACTCTGTTTTTAATTTGTTCGATAATTTCAAAATTATTCATTTACCAATAAGTCTATATCCTTTATAATAAGGATACAAACTTAAAAAAGTAAAAAACCCGATGCGGGAACATCGAGTTTTTGAAAGGTTTGCCGGAGTTGGCGCTCCGTCAAAACAAACTGCAATTAAATTAATGTACTTGTATTATACCCTTTTTGGGTCAATTTACGCAATATGATATTACTGTAAAATTAATATTATATTTTGGTAATTTGATATGTACATAATTTTATGAGTTTTGACGAGTTGCCTTCCGGAAATATTTCGGGAGGTTTTTTTATGAGTAAAAAAGAGAAACTGCAGCAAGGAACACGAATTAGTGGAAAGAGGGTAAATGAGGACAAGTTTCTGAAGCTGTTTGAGTTTACAATGTTTGACCCTCTTTACAAAGATATGTCGGATAAGGCAAAAATATTATACTCGTTTCTGAGAAGCAAGGTTCCGTATTTTGAACAACAGACCGAAGCACATGCAAACGGAGTCGAGGGCACCAGGAGTTACCAGGATGAAAATGGAGATATATTCATCCTGGCAGACAATAGTGAACTTATTTATTTATTAAATTGTTCTGAGCCGACTGTTATCAAAGCGAAAAAAGAATTGGCCAATTATGGTTTGTTATACGAGGATCCGGTAAAAGATGCTGCTAATAGAATTTACGTTTTATTGCCATCTAAGCTATCAGACCAATGGAGTTATATTGGTGAAATTATTGAGCTCCGTGAAAAAAGAGAGAAAAAGCGTAAAGAAAAACACTTGAAATCAAAGGTTCAAAAAACATCCGGAGCGAAGAAAATTGGTGACTTAAAAAATTTAAGTCACGAGGAAAATCCGGGAGAAACCGTTGGAAAATCTGGTGACTTAAAAAACTTTAGTCACCATGACTTAAATAAT